TATCATGGTGACCCGCGCGATGGAAATCCTTCTATTGTCGAAGTAACAGAATCGCTAAATCGCACATATCCAATTGAAATTGGTATTAATACCCAAGGTGAAATCGTTAAATGGGTCGCCGCAGATCAAGGTTCTGCTCCTACTCCTGTTCCTGAAGAGTATGAAATTGATATTAGCGAAGATATTGATATAGGAGATCCTGCAATTGGGAGTATTGATCTTCGTGATTATATTCAAGATTTAGCTCCAATTTATGAAGCCCTTGATTTAGGAGAAGATATATATCTAAAATTTACTTGGCAGGATAGAATATACAAAGTTAAGGGAGATTGTATAAGATATGATAATCCCGTCGAAGGGTCTACCAGCCCTCAAGAATATATATTCTTATTCTTTAATTGCAATATTTTGGAACATGTTGATGGTTTTGTTACTAACGAAAGCGACCATTATCAGTATATCCAACATCAATTAACACTTGATTTGTCATCTTATATACCAGAGTTATAGGAGGGATTATTATGCCAGAAGCTGGGAATCTTTCTTTAAATAAAGAAAAATGTAAGTATGTTATTGATTTAAGTAGTTATCCTCTTAATCCTAATTTAGAAGAAATGAATAATTTTAATTTAGGTACTGCAGGTATTGTTTTAGACTATGAAAAAATATATCAAATACTTGAACAAAATGGTGAAATATATTTAAGATTTAGTTGGAGAATGCCACATAGTTCTAATGATACAAGTTTCTTTGAGGTCCTAGGAAAATATTCAAGTAATATAGATGATCAAATATTATATTTTCCCTGCATCTTACCAGATAAAACTGGTTATTCTAATTACATATTTTCACTAGTAATTTATTATAGTGAGCCAGCGTAAGGAGGTAGTATGTATGTCTAGAGGAGATTTTGGATTTCATAAAGAAGAAACTAGATATGAATATGATTTTACTAATTCTATGCCTAATCCGCAATCAGAAATAACTACAGTTATGAGTGTAAACGATTTTAATTTTTTACAAACCTCGGAAAATTTTAATTTTGTGATAAAAACAATTGTCCGACCCACCTGGAATTTATTTCTCTCACCTGCAAGATCAAAATGGATAAAATTACCTTCCAATGAATTTTTTACCTTAAAACCAACATATTGGCGTGGAGGTAATTGTACTTTTTCTTGTTTTTATTCTTTTACTGATGCTGACGGCTGGAATGACACAATATTAATTCAATTTACAATTGCTGTTGATATTGCAACTTATATTTATACTAATATAGTTCTTGTTAATGAACAACAACCAATAGAATAAAATAAAAAAATATAGAGAGAAGACACATCGTCTTCTCTCTTTTCTTTTACATATTAACTTTTACGTACATCCGCCGCGGCCCATATTTTAGTTTCATACTTTCTCTATCTTTTTAGTTCACTCGCCAAAATTCGGCCGCGGATCGACGTTAGTCTTCGACAGATGGAATATCTCCATTACACATCAATTCAATTATTGCAAGCAATACATTGATGTCGCCGCAGAACCTACCCGTAGCAAGCGAAGAATACTGGTCGATGCCTTTCTTGAGTTCTTCTTCGGTAATATCATATTTTTTACATACGTTTCTCACTTTTTAAAACTCCTCCATACATCTTTCGTAACAATACTTTGTTAGTTCTTCTCTCAATTGTGCTGATACCTTCACCGGCAAAGCGATAGTCTGCGGCAAGTCTATCGTAGGACACTCCGGCTCAATTGTTTCCCACTTACAATAGTCAATTCTCTCAATCTTCGCCATTGAAGTAGAATAAAGCCAACCTATTGCTCGATAAGGATCAACATCTTTATATCTATAAGACTTCGTTAATCCCGTATAATACGTTACCAAAAGTTGCCACCAGACTGGGTACTTAGTCATCTTGCAGTTCCTCCAGCATCGCGCGGCCTTTGTCAGTTAAAGCATATCTGTCATCGGGGTCGCAATAATACTGCTCGGCATTTGAAAGTGCTTCGCGCGTCTCCGACATATTCAACGACTTAGTAACTTCGACAATTTGTCCGTCTTGGTATATTCTACAAATTACTCTAAATTCAATCGTATTCACTGGTATTTGTATGATGGCATTAACTTCGCCTAATTCAATTTGCTCGTTCATTTCTATATTTCTCCTCTAACTCGTCAACCTTCGCGCATGCGCTTTCCATAGTAGGAAATAGTTCCACTCCATAGTCGTCTCTTGCCATCAACAACTCTTCTTCATCACGCGGCACCCATTTCTTTATATCAAGAAAATGCTTATCGCATCTCGGCTCCAAAGGTGAATACTCCGGCCACTCAATACCAGTTTCGTCACACCACGGCGGATTTTCGTCTACTGGCACTATGTAGTGAGGACAATCTTTGCACGCCTCGGTATTCATATACACATGATAAAGTTCAACATCTCTATCATACGGCAGCATAACTGCACCTTTATAAAGCAAAAAATCTGCCATTCTTTCAATATTAAAGTCTTGTGTTGGAATATTATTTTTGTGTAAATACTCCGCTATCAAAAGCGCAAGTCTCATTTTCTGCGCAGAATAATCCATTATTTTTCTCCTTTCTTATAAGCATAAAAGTTACATTTGCGCGGATCGCCGCCGCAAGTGCATTCTTCAATTTCTTTTGTTCCAAGGCAATATCCTTGGAGGTAAGTATCAGTTTCTTTTAGTACGTGTCCTGTGCGTCCATAAACATATCCTCGCACAAAATCAGATACTTGTTTCTGCGCCGGTTGCTCAACATAGCATTTACACTCATATTTATTTTTGTTCCTCATTTGAGTCTCCTTCATTTAATTTCTCAACTTCGGCTAAAAAACTATCCAAAAGTTCTTGGAGTTGCGCTAATTGCTCAGGATTATATTGGATACGAGCAATGATATGCTTTTCTTGTTCATCGCGCTGTTCAACACGATAAGACCACTTAAATAGTTCTGCCGCAATGAATGCTTGAAGTCCTACCAATATTCCAACAATTATTGCAAGTAAACCTCTACCATATTCTATAAGCAGAAAGTCCGTCACAAGCAAAAACAAAGTTCCGCCTAGATATATCAAAAGTGATTTAGTTGAATTTTTCATTGCTCCAATTGCTCCCATCCACATTCTTCTGATGTTTTATCATCGCGCCAACCCAAAAATTTAGGATGCCGTAGTGCTTTATCGGGAGTAATTTCCATAGCAGTAACTTCGCATACGCGTCCTACATAATCACGCCAATTTTGGAGTATTTCTTCGGTAACACCAGAGACCGACCCAATCTGGACGAGTCTCCCATCTTTCCAAAGTCCAATCTTAATTGAACCTGCCCATCCATTCCAATATGCTTTTGTGACTGGATCGATTGGCGCACCGTGAAGTGCTTCACTTGAGTGGTTGCCGCGCTCCAACGGTTTGTTAAGTGCGTGGTCAAACCAATATTCCCAACTATCGATATCTTTGCCGGTATACATATATGTCGGTTCATTCGCGCCGAGTACTACACAATCAATAGTTTGGCGCAGTTCCATTTTAATCTTGAGAGTTGTCTTGGAGGGGCGTTTGCCGGGTTCATAGATTGCATCTTTGTAGGTAATAACCATCCCTTCTCCGCCCGTATTTAATATAATTTGGAGTTTATTCCAAAGTTCTTCTCCCGTAAAATATCGCGCCCACTGCCAATAAGTTGCTTCACCATATGCTCTGGCATACTCATTCAAAGCGTCAAAACGGTCGGCCGCGCGTGTACGTAGCCAAGACTTACCATTATTAGCAAGTACATCGAATATATAGAAGTTTATTTTTTCTCCTTTTTCTTGGCGGGCAATTGCCTTATCTTTGAGGCATCCCATAATTGTCTGCACATTACGAGAACCAGGCTTCGATGGCAGATATAACTCCCCAAGTAAGCAAGTACCATTCGGTAACCCCTCGAATAACGGATGCAACTGCGGCACCCATTCAAACTTATTGGCGAACTGCCCATCGACGCCGCGGCTACGACTAAAAAGCATCATATTGCCGTCTTCGTCTTTTACGAATTTGGCAAAAAAGCCGTCCATTTTGCGTGCGCCATACCAATCGCCACTGAATATTTTGTCTATGGCATTGGTGCGACGTTTTTCTTCGCTCCACGATGCTGGCGGCGCGTAATATTTCATAGCCTCAAGTTCTTTGAAGTCTATACTATCAATATATCCTAACATAGATTATTCTCCTTTTTAAGTTTCTATATATATTATACCACAAAATTTCAAAAAATGCAAATTTATATACTAAAAGACCACATCTTATCGACGTGGTCTCTTGTACTATATTCTATTGTAATTATAAATGCCTCTGCGTTCGATGAAATCTTCGGCTTGCTTTTGCAAATCCGCAAAGCTTCCATTATTATATATTACTTCGGTATAGTTATGATTTAAAACATTCGCATCAGCGTGATTTGATTGGGCGTTATTTTCAACTGCATCTCTACGAATGAGAATTGAAATAGCCCCAAGTTCATCTTCGAAGCGTTTGATTTCTTCTGGCTCTCGACTCATTATAAATACGATGCCGTCGCGGCCGCCATATCCAAAGTTCTCGATGCGCCGTTTAATATTTTGGAAGGGATAGTCACACCATTGAGTTGAGATATCTTTGAGGTCGCTCAAAAACTTACGGACTTCGGGTGTTTTTATGCCATTCCATCCCATTGAGTATGCGATTTCTTTCATTTTATCGACAGTAGAGAGAATTGTACATCTATGCTCTCCCAACATCTGCCGTACAAAATTACAGAATGTATCTTTGCCGCATCGCGGGGATCCATTAACTATTACTATTTGCATCAGATGCCTCCGTTCCTTCAAGAGATACAATTTGATCTCCTTCTGGTCTTAAATATTCATTAACCCAGTCAACAAATCTTTGGGTATAAAAGAATATAGAGTTCTCTGTACGCTCTGCGGCGGGCAGCATACCAATAACGGTAGTCCAAAACTCTCCATTATCTATCAAATCTTGGACGGGTTTGAAAGTGCGAAGTGAAAGTAAATCTTCCATATAGGATTTATCTTGTCCATCTTCATAGACTTCGCGCATCATCATTTTATAAATATTAACAATGGTGCCGCACGCACTACCAAATGGAAGTTCGCCCTTAATAGCATACATTTTCTTTAAGCCTTTAATTTGCGTCAAAATATATTGGGCATAAGTTTGACGATAAAACTCACGATTAGATATCTTGCGAGTGAGCGAATTCGGATTGTCTCTCCAAAGATACATTGGTTCTTTTACCATACCGGACTTGCCGCAGTTAAATGCAACTAGATTAAAATAGGCATCTTCATTCAAACGGAATTCGGGTAAAAATCTAATATCATTATTACGTAGATACGCGGCTCTATAAATCTTGCCGTGACAGTTAGACACAATAAAGTCACCCGCAATATAAGAGTGATTATTGGCTACTGTAATGTTATATACGATATCGTCCGCGGCGGGTGTTGTTTCCATTGCCATCGTATAACAAATATCACCATCATTGTGAACATAACGTTGAACTGGTTTATCCGTCCAATACACTGTATATTCATCATTACGATTGCATACATTGCCCATTATTGTCTGCTTAGTTCCTTTTAGCCGCTTAATCCCATAAGTGGGTTGATGACCAAAAGTACGAAGCAAAAGCGCGGTCTCTTGCGCGAGTCGCGGACTTACTGTAATTATTTTATGTTGAGGTTCACGTCCCTCAACTCTTACTGTACAACCATCAGACTCAAAATATCCTTCAAATAATGCTTGAAGTGACTCATCATCCCACTTCAAAAATTCAGTTGGAAAATGCTTATCAGTAGCACGTCTGCCGCAGTCATCAATATATTTAATAAGTTCGGTATTACACTTATGAAGAGTATATTCGGGATGTGGCCTGTCTTTGCGCATATGATATCCAAAATGGATACCTGCATCAACCAATTTCTGATGAAGGTATTCGCGCTCTTCAACAGAACTACAAAGGAAATAAGAATAATATTCCTTAGGACCACTTTTAAGATTGGCTTTTCTCGCGGTCTTCCATCCATCGCCTACATATCTACCAATAATATATGCAAGCGCGGGATCGACGTGTATCTTTCGACCCTTCGGCAAAGTAGCAAGTGCAAACTGTGTATCAATACGAGCATCTTTAAGAGCGACTGCTGTAAGTTCTTTACCTTTATAGGTATAAAATTTATGGTCGTCAGTACAAGTAACCGACAAAGCACCGCTCACTTTGGTTTGAACGATGTTACTTGCCTTATGACTCATTACTGCTTCGATCGGTTGAAGACTTCCATCTTTGGTATATACCAAATCACCAATTTTAAGTTCTTCAATAGGGCGATAACCTGTTTCAGTTAAAATAGGCGTCCCTGCGGTGAAGCACCAAGTGCAGGGAGTAGAATCAACAGGCATTATATTTGAAATACCATTTCTAACTTCGTGCATAATATCCGAAGCAATAACATCATAATCTCCGGCTTGTATCTCGTGATACAAAATTTCAACCGCGCGCGGATAAAACATATCATCAGCATCAAGAAACATATAGAAATCCAGTTGCTGTGTTGCATCCATACCATTCTGACGCGCCATACCCGGACCGCCATTTTCCTTTGCATTGACGACCCAAATAATAAGTCCGCGGCGAGTGTATTCTTCAACTATATCACTATAGTCTTCTCCATCGCAATCAACGGAAAGAATAGTTATAAATTTATGATTTGTTTGCGCGACAAGCGAGTCTAAGGCTTGTGGCAGTGTGTCTCTTGATTTATAGACTGGAATAACTACCCCAACATTATATCATCACTCTCCCTTAAGCGTGTTTCTACGGCTAATTTATCTACAATATCATTATAGTCATTGGCGCCGGAATGGCCTTTTACCTTTGCAATTACCAAATTCTTATCCTTAAAATAAGGTATAAGTTTCTCCCAAAGGTCTTGATTTGCGACGGGTTCTCTCTTTGAGTTGCGCCAACCATTAGCTTGCCATTTTATATACCACTCATCTTTCCAACAATTCACCAAATAGGCAGAATCACTATAAAGTATAGTATCCTCAAATGATTTATTCTTGCGCTCCCAAAATCTAAGTGCCTCATACGCTGCTAGTAATTCACAACGCTGATTTGTCGTGTCGATGACGCGCGCGGATGACGAATTTATGACTTGGTCTTGGGCGGAGTCTACAATTACAAAAGCCCAACTTCCAATTGCATCTTCACTTCCGTTTTTAGATACGGCGCCATCTGTATATATTTTCCACAAACCTTTATTTTTCACGCGTAATACTCCTCATAAATGGTATTCAAATCATCAATCGTAATATCATACTTTGATAGAATTTCATCTGTTAGGTCATCTAACATAATCACATCACTTATAAAAGCAAAGCCTACGCCTTTAAAATATTTATGATGTAACCACTTATAAATCCTAAAGTTAGATGTCTTTATCTTCCTGCCAGTTAGTTTTGCCACAAGTTTTGCAATCGTAAGATACGCTAAGTGATATGGTTTTTTGACATTGATAGCCGAAAGAATAATTGCTTTGTCGGTTGCACGACCTTGCATTATTTCAAAAAGATCAGCGACAATTTTATCATAAAACCGATATTGTTCATCAGTCATTTTCACACGCTCCTTTTTAATTCTAATTATATTATAACATAAAATCTTAAACTTTTCAAATTTTGTAGATAGTTTTCTTAAAAATTTTACTTATATTTAGAGGTGAGTATAATGGGATCACATGAATTAAAAGTATCCAAAGGTGTCCCTATTCCAGAGAAAAAGTTCCAATTCTCGAAAGTAATAGTTGCCTTTGTACTAATATGTTATTTTGGAATAATCGTCTCCGCAATAGTGTTGATGGCAATCATTCAAGATTTGAGCGCACTGCCATATCTCGTAACGACAATGGGCGCGTCTGTCACCTTCGTAGTTAAATACTATTGTAAGAAAGAAGGCGCTTTTAATATAGTTCGTTTCAAAATGCAGCACAAAATTCCTATAAAAGAAGACGATTTTAATTTTAATCAAGGAGTTGATAATGATGATCAACTGGAAGGAGAAACTTTCTAGTCGCAAGTTTTGGGCGTGTATTGCCTCTGCGGCCGGCTCTGTACTTGGTATGTTTACTATTGCGGAGTCTACTATTGCTAGAGTAACTTGCGCAATTCTCGCATTTGGTTCTGTGTGCGTATATGTATTTGCTGAAACCTCAATCGACAAAGCGCGCATTGAGAACCCAACACCCGAACAAGTAATAATTGAAACGCCCGTCATCGACGAAAGTCCCGAGATTTGCGAAGGAGAAGAAGATGGCGTAGAGGAGGGTTAATATGGCTAGATATTGCTCTCCATTTGCCGCACCAGTTCGGTGTACTGCTGGATATCCTAATTATCCTTCGGGCAAACCGCACGGCGGCGAAGACTATGTGCCTACTGATAAAACAGTGGAATCAAATTGGAAGCTTTATGCGGTGACCGGTGCAAAAGTCTATATTTCAAAGAAACAATCTGGTTCATATCCAGGCGGATATGGCGCATATGGTAATTATATTGTATATCAATGTGATAGTGGATATTGGATTTTAATGGCGCATATGCGTGAAAGACCTGCGCCCAAAGCGGGCGACCGCATAGAAAAAGGTACATACATCGGCGTAGCAGGACAAACCGGCAACGCCCAAGGTCGTCACCTACATATCGAAGTTGCAGATATGCGCGGCGTCCCTTACACAAGTAGCAACTGGTATGAACTCTTCAAAAAGCATAGAGTAAAACCCAGTGATTACATTAATTTTGATGACCTTAATTCCGGTGGAACAGGAGGATTTGACGTGAAGACTTGGACAAATGGTTCTACTACCGAAAAAGTATTCCAAACTACAACTGATTGTAAGATGCAAAGGAATCCTATCGGCTCACTTGCGCCTCGCGAAAGTTGTGATTGCTATGGAATTATAGATGGAGTATATCTCGTTTCATATAGGGTTAACGGGACTAGTTCCAAAAAATGCGGCTTCGTCAAATATAGCGGCGGAGTAAAACCGTAATTTTGTAATTTAAAGAAATTTATGTTATAATAGAATGGAGAAAAGGGGCGGAGCATATAAATAATGTTCCGTCCTTTCATTATCTTCGAAGGGACCGCCGCGAATGTACGTATCAAAAGAAAATTTGAATATTTTCTATTTTTATGATATAATATATATAGTAAAGTTGAGAAAGGAAGAGAACTAATGGCTAAAGTAACACCCTCAGATGTAGAACGCTTCGCAGAACTTTATGCGAAACTTGGCTCTTATGCGGCGGTTGCTCGTGAAACTGGATTTAGTGCTTCTACTGTTTCAAATCACCTTAAAGCCATTCCAAAAAACTCTACCTTCAAAGTTGAATTTAATGGAGAACTTATGCCGCCTCCGATGGATTATTGGATGCGCGAGTCTTGGAATGATATTCTTAAGTTGTCTGATGAAGAGAAAGCCGAAATAGAAGAATTGTGGAAGGAAGTCATACGATGAGTAAAATATTTTATGTTGATGATATTCCAAATGAGTCTGGCTTTTATATGATCCGTGTTGACTACACCCAGTTGCCTCTTTATTATATCCAAAGTTCTCTTAATGTACTACCCGCGCGAATACTCGGTGCATCGTATGCGAACTATCTTCGGCTTTGTCGGGATAAGTATAACGCCGTCCTCGTAGGAAAGAAATGCTATTATACAATTCCTATCTACAAGTCCAAAGATGATGCCGCGGCACTTTGCAAAATTTTGAATGAAAAGATTAGAGATATAATGGTGCAGTGGCACTTAAAATTTGGAAATTTGAAAAAATAGAAAATCTATGATATAATATATATAGTAAATAAGAGAGGAAACAAATCGGTTGTTTTTATTCCCTTCATTTGAATTACCTCCAATTGTTTTCTTCATTTGTTCCTTTCGTTTTGTATATAAATTGTTTCCTCTCTTTTTACATATCTTATTTATTTGCGACATTCGGTTAGGAGAAAGTTCCGATACATAGGTGATAGGTGGTTGGCGGCTCCATCTTTACATAAATAAGCCGCACTTATGCTGGTGTAGTCCAAAGGCAGGAGACAAGTGACTCAAAATCACTCCAGTATCAGTTCGAATCTGATCACCAGTACCACAAGTTCATAAAGACCGTCTAGACTTGGTGCTACGTAGAGATGTGCACAATCTCCCGGCATTTCCATTTACCCAACGGAGACAGGGCGCGTAAAATTTAGTCACGCGATGAACAAATCCGACGAGTATACACAAAGTTCTGATAAAAGTTAATCTGCGGCAGAATAAACTAAATGGATGCGGTCTTTATATATATGGAGCGTTGGTGTACGGCGCACGATGGCCTCAACCGCCATAGGAGAAGGTTCGACTCCTTCGCAATCCTTTTTAATTTAATAAATTACAACTATGCCAAAGTACACGGTTACCGACTTGAGGCAGAACTGCGCGGCCAAGAGGGATTACGGAAAGACGCGCTATTAACACGTTTTGGGATTGATCACCCAGTGAAGTTCTTGCATAAAAGGGAATGTGTGGCAAGTAGATACTAAAGTCGGATAGTTGTAATTATATGGGAGATTAGCTCAATGGTAGAGCAATCGGCTGTTAACCGATAGGTTATAGGTTCGAGTCCTATATCTCCCGCCACGAAAATTTAAAGTGTCGAAAATTTGAAAAAATCTCAAATTTTTGATATAATATAATTACTGAAATGAGAAAGGAAACAATTTTATGGGACTTTCGTGCAAACCTACCGGCAAGTTCAAATCCGTCCTCACCAAGATTGAGAACGCGGCGAAGAAGCGTGCCGAAGAAAAGAAAACAAAGGAGAATACTTCAAAGTAATTCTCCACGGCGCTAGTATGGGTAACCTCCAAGTGGTGGCGCTGGTTTCGACTGATTTTAACCCATCTGCACATTATATACCTCGGTGAAGACGAACATCATCGCGCCGAGAATACGCCCCTTCGGACGTGATGGGAAGCAAGCGATGTACTAAACTAAGGGATACCTTGGGGAGGTTAAGGGCATTTGGTGTGAGCCATTTGCACCGCGTCATAAAACGATGCGCGCAAGGGTGTATGTGCTGACAAAATCGCATATAAGAGCACTGTCTTGTCGCTTACGGAATAGAAAGCGTATTTGATAAGGGTACGCCGAACCCAAGAAAGTCGTGGCTTGACAAACCACGGAGAAGGCTTGGGAATGTCAACGAGTAAGTTTGCGGTGATGGCATCGAAAGATGCTTATAAGACAAGGTCAAGGTACAAGTAGCGCAACGCAATGACTTTTGGAAGAAATAGTACTTTTTATTGAAAAAAAGGGTATTTTCTGAATGATGCGTGAAAGTTGGTGGTAACCAGTCCACTCCGAGGCTTTGAAGAAAAGCGTATGGTTGGCGCCTACGCAGGGCTAAAAGTTATAGGGTCGCTCCTTATGGCTCAGTTTAGTCTTCTCGGTAGCAAAATATATATACGATTTAACAGTTGGTACGGCGAAGGCCGATATAGTGTGCAATAACCCTTTGACGTGTTTTGTGAAGTTCACGTCAAAAACTTCACGCCATAGCGGATTGGAGAAGTAGAATCTCGTTTGCCTCATAAGCAAAAGATCGTCGGTGCAAATCCGTCATCCGCGACCAGAGGTTTGTTCACCCGTTTGAGTTCCTCCAAATAAAATAACAAACGGTACTCTGTAAAATATAATGAAGCCTCCGCAAAAGAAGATATGATAGTAGACTTCTATATGATTGCGGCGGTTAGAGCGCCTGGGCATCAGGCGAGACTATCCTAAAGATGTTCGAGACAACCGGCTAATAACTGGGGATGCGTACCGGCGCTGGAAGAGGTGTAGGGAGTCGTGGCACGAAGCGACAACCGAAGGAGTAATGATGAGGAAAATTACATAAGTCCTGCCGCGGTCCGAAGATGCGTGCAATAGGGTACAAGGTGGGCCAAAATTAAGCATAATGAGTAGAAGTATCTTTGAGGGTATGGTACTCATTAGGTGAGTACAATGGACAAATATCAATTTATTAGAGTCTTTCGGCAAAAAGATGACTTAAATTGAGAGGGAAGGTGTGGGTTGCCAAACTACACCAAAGGTATGTTGCCGCGGGCATATGCGCTCGCTCCGCCGCAGACATAATGTAGATTATACAACCAAAGTTACGCTTAATTTTGTAATATATAATGCCCCTTGGGGTTTTATATATAAATGCTTTTTGCGAGCGATGGAGTCGAAAGACTCCATATGCCGTCGACAGTTCGCCAACACAAGTGCAACTCTTGTGGACGGTACATTAGTAGTTAGAAAAATGAAAGTAAGCCCAATGCTGAATAGTAAGATACACTAACTACGCAAAACTCATCTTCCACAGTCTTAGGCAAAAGGGCTGCTGTCCTGTGTGGGTCTTTGCATTACGGTAGCGGAAGGATCTGCTAGTAGATTTAAGCGAAAGACTAGTGAGTAACTTAAATGAAGACAGATTAGTACGTGAGTTAATGGAGCCAGCAATAAAAGCCGAGAGGCCTCTGAGCCAAATGCCCCGTAGAAGTTTGGTGAGTGATCTTCTAATCGCTTGCGCAAGCGTCCAAATCAGAGTAAGAGAGTGTGAAAGTTATGACCAAAAGTATCTTTCGAAAACTTATCTTGGAAGAGGACGGTCCGAAGGACAAAGCATAAGTTGTGGGTGTATGCACTATAAGCCCTCCAGCTAGGTTGTGGGTGATCCTAAACCGCTCCCTTATGGATTTTGGCGACATTTAAACTACCACCGGCACAATAAGTGATATGTGGCTTAGTGATTGTAGGTTAAAACAAAGTAAAACGTCGTTCCACAATTTAACATAGCAGGAGATGTTAAAGATGAAGTATTTCTCGGAAGACCTCAATAAATACTTCGACACCGAAAAGGAATGCATCGAAGCAGAAGAGTCCGCGGCAAAGGCTAAGGCAGATGCCGAAGCAAAGGCTAAAGAACTCAAAGCAGAACGCAAGGCTCGCGCGCAAGAAGTTGAGGATGCTCTCAAGACTCTCAAAGAGGCGCAGAAAGCCTATCGCGACCTTGTCCATAAGTTCGTAAAGGATTATGGTTCTTATCATTATTCCTATACCGACTCAGGTAAGGGTATACTCGATGACTTCTTTACTTTTTGGTTCTAAGCAGAATGACGCCTATGTAATATTGGTAGGCGTCAATATGGGAAGCGCAGTCTAAGATGGGTGCAACTCCTATCCTTCCTAATTATAAGAAAGGAATTTAATTATGACTGAATTTGAGTATAAAAAGAATGACCTTGAGATACGAATTAATCGTCTCTCTAATTCATCCAAGAATCTTAAAGCGCCTGGCGTACTGAAAAAGCTAAAACGCCAATATCGCAACTTATTGAATACTGTTGCCGCGCAAGCATAAAACCTCTGTCTTATAATTGCGGGTACCTCGGCGGTGACGTCGGGGTATTTTTTTTATATTAATCTACATAACAATAGGAGGACTCAAAATGTTTAAGAAATTACTTCCTGCGCTTGTTATGCTACTTATTAGCGCAGTATTACTCAGCACATCAACTTTTGCTTGGTTCTCTATGAATACCCAGGTCACTGCGACCGGTATGCAAATTCAAGCAAAATCTGAAGGCGGTATCGTTATTTCCAATGAGTCAGGCACTGATTGGAATGCAAGCGCCACCGCTTCTCATAATCAAGTAGCGCAACTCATTCCTACAAGTACATCTGATGTTACGGCTTGGTATCATAATAAATCTGATGCGGCCGATGACGCGAAGCCCGATCAAGCCACTACAACTTATGCGACAGTTTCATCTGACTCCAAGTGGACTAATGTTGACGGTGTCCAATTTATTGATACTGATGAAAGCGGCGCGCTCGATAATGGAGAAAATGCGTATTTTCTACTCAATAAGTTCTATATAAAGTCCAGCGCCGAAGCTATCAATCCCGCAACCCTAAAGATAAATAGTGTCGTAGCGACCGGCGCGTCAACTAGTGCGAACCTCGACGCATCACTCCGTGTTGCTGTCAAAATTGGTGGCCAAGTTTATATTTATGCGCCCATTGCTAATGCGACTCTTACTTATCGTATTGCCGGCGGCAGCGTCGATGTTACTGCTACTGCTAGTACTGGTACTGGTATCGTAAATACGCTCACCAATGTTACTACTATTCCTGATAATACTGCTACAACTGCAAATGCTGTTGAAGCGGCCATCTACATTTATTTTGAAGGAGAAGACTTGAATTGTAAATCATCGAATATTACTTCTACACTCGATACTCTTCAAGTTACGGTAGTTTTTGGTACGACTGACCTTGCGTAATAATTTGGGGAGTAGAAATACTCCCCATTTTTATATCTTTTTATAAATTAGTAGAGAATTATTATATTTTCTTTACTTAAATATTGAAAGTGTAGAACTCTGCCCTCGGGCACTAAACAAGGAGATTACTATTATGAGAGATACAAATCTTGATGAAACCCCTAATATTGTACTTTCACTACCCGAAGATGCAAATCTGAGTCTACCTTCTCCAGAACTTAGGGATTTTTACTATGAAGAGAGTCAACGCCGCATATGGCTAGATGATACTGTAAGTTTGTATTCGATTTCTGCTATATGCAAACAAATTTTAAAATGGAATTTTGAAGATGATAAAATTGAACCTGGACTTCGCAAACCTATTAAAATTTGTTTTTGTTCGATGGGCGGCGACCTCGAAGCATATCTTATGTTAAAGGATATTATTAAGTTATCGCTTACGCCAGTAATTGGTATAGTTGTATGCTACACCGCGTCCGCGGCGGCCTATAGTTTCCTTCAATGCCATAAGAAATATATGCTTTCGAGCGCGAAGATATTGTTCCATTATGGCTCTATTTCAATCTCTAATGATGCTAAATCTGCGATCGAGTCTATGAAAAAATATGAAGAAGATCTCGATCAACTTATTCAAACTATAAAAGAAAATTCTAACTTTACCGAAGAAGACATTAAAGTAAAACTACAACAAGATTGGGAACTCAACGCTAAAGAAATGATTGAGCATCAAATGATAGAGGGAGTAGTAGATGACTTAAGTCTTTTTTGGGAGTAGATTTATATGGATTATAAAGGCTATGAACATATTAGTCTTAATGACGAAGAACTTGCCGCATTCTATGAGCAAAGACTTAATGTTGCGGCGCTTACAAATCAATATATAATTATACACGATAAAAATGGCAGTATTGTTGATAGATACTGCTTCCAAGATGGGAAGTGGCGCAAAGTTGTGCCTTCTCCCATATATACACAACACAATAAACCACTGCGCCCGCGCAATGAAGAGCAAATTTTGGCTTTTGATATGTTGCGCGACCCCAAAGTCGGCATTAAAGTTATCGCCGGCCGCCAAGGCTCAGGTAAAAGCTTGGCTATGATTAATCAATCCATTCATATGGTTGAAGAAGGAATGATTGATAAAATAGTATATGTGCGCAATAATGTGGAAGTAAGAGATACGCCTGGATTAGGATTTTTGCCAGGTACGGAATTTTTGAAATTAAAGCCATATCTAATGCAATTCGCAGACCACATCGGCGGCGAAGATGCGTTAGAGTCCTTTATTGATAGAGGAATATTAGAACCTATTCACTTAGGGTACATCCGCGGCAGAGACATTCGGAATGCGATTATATATTGCACCGAAGCACAAAATCTGACGATAGATCATATGAAATTATTGGTGGGACGAGTCGGTGAAGGTTCGCAATTGTGGCTTGATGGTGACTTTTTGATGCAGGTTGATAAACCGATATTTGAGAAATCGAATGGACTTCAAAATATAATTGAGAAATTGAAGGGAAATCCAAATTTTGGATATGTTGAATTACAGAAATCCGAGAGGTCGGAGATTGCGGCACTTGCGGATTTACTTTAGGGTAGGTGAGGACCGTGGCGGATCAAAATTTAGTTGCACGATACTATAATGAGTTACCTATTAATTCCGCAGCGGTAAGCGAAGTTGCGAATAAGCTGCCCTCTGTACAATATTTATTTAACACATACGAAGATAAAGATAGTAAATCATCAATATTTAAAACTATTATCGTAGAATTAAGACGATTAAAGAAAATTTGTGAAACAGAAGAACGACAATTTTATGACACAGTTGGGGTTAAGGGTTTAAAAACATTAAATAAAAAATTAGTTGCTTTAAGTGATAGTAGTGGTATTTTTTCTGGTATCCCTTCAAAATTTCTTACAAAAGATGTAAGTAAATTAACTGCTGCTTTTAATACCAGGGTTTTTGATTTAATATTAGAAGAAATTAATAAAGATCCTTATTTGCAACAAGAGATATCTAAAAAGCTATTTGAACGCGCTATAGGAACATTAACTCAAAATTTATCTAAAACTAAAAGAGAAAGTTCTGGTAGTAGCAAAGGCGGTTTCCAAAAAAAGACTATTGAAAAAATTATTGTTACTGCTCGAGCTTTAGAAAATGAACAAAATATTAATAAGCGAAATAAAATTATTATTGAATCAGGCTTAAGTAGTGGAGTCATCAGAAGAGTTGGGCAAATTGTACAAAAATATTTAGGTGAAAAGAATGAGTCTAATTCTACTAATGATTTTGCCCTACAATTTATTAACTACGTATTTTCTCAAATAGGGACTATATCTGATTCAGAATTTCGATCCATCGTTTATAATGAATTAATTTCTATAAAAGCACAACTACAAGCAGGTCAAAAACTTGTTTATAATATTTCTCCTAATACAAAAGTTTTAAAAGGTTTTATGGGAGAAATTTGGAGCAATTGCGCTGCAGAGTTTTTATTTCACGATAAAAATAAACACGCCGTTGGTATGGAACTTGCTGATGGACGGGAAATTGGAATAGACTTGGTCGCTCAGGGATTAAGTTTCCAAATTAAAAGATATACTTTAATTAATGGAAAATGGTCTAAAAATGCAACACAAGGAGCAGGTTCTTTAATTGAACGTGCGGATTATCCAGATAATTTAGGAAGTATTTTGCAACTATTGTTTGCCACTTTTCAATTTAATCAACCATATAGTAATGGAGAGACTGCTGAATATGAAAGTGGACCATATGCTGATATTAGCAATACTCTTAATAATCCAACAAATCTTACTAATTTATTTCAGAAAGGATTAGCAGGTATTTTGCGTTTAACTCAAACATTTTCTATACAAGGGTCAGATATTTTTGGCACTGAGCAACAATATCACAATACTTTTTTCCTTATTAATGATAATCTTGTTCCTAGTTCGGTTATGTTAGAAAGTATTATTTCATTAATACTACAAAAAAACTCAAAAATTATATCTTTTCAAGTAAACTCTGTTTCACGAGATGCTAATAAAACTTTAGGAACTATTTCTAATAATGGTCAAAATAAAGAAGCATTATCAGATGCCTCTATCTCTACATATGCAAATTTAGTTAAGATTGGATATAAATACACACTTGATTTTAGTGAAATTGTAAATGAAGCAATGTCAATCGGTGCTCTTTCATCTGAATCAGCTAAAATAAAATAAAAGGAGCGAATCTATGATAAAACGATTAACCGCAATATTCATACTACTTGCTCTTATTGGTCTCGCGCTATTTGCATTTGCACAGTACTTGACCAAAAATCCAATACCCGCGCCGACAACTATCGAAGGCTCGTCTTATCCTGAGATAGATGAATCAGCCTTCACAATTGAAGTTGATTATGGACCGATCGAATATGAACTCGAACCCGAACTCGTAGTCGAAAAGCCCAAATCCTCCAAGTCTGAACCTACGGTCGATGTGCCGCAGAATGATGACCCGGCGCAGAAGTACATTGGGAAATGTAGATTAACTATCTACACACCTACTGAAACCCATTGGGGATATACGACCGCAACTGGTGTATATAGCCAGCATCTCACAACTTGCGCGGTCGACCCAAAAGTAATCCCCTATGGAAGTACAGTAGTAATCAAAGGCAATGGTAATGAATTACGATTACTCGCCGTAGACTGCGGCAACTTTAAAGGTAAAATGATTGATATATTCTACGAAGGCTCTGTCTCAGATGGAGTCGCTTATCTCATCAGTGCATTCGGCGCGGAATATGGCGAAGTATGGATTGAGAGATAGAGTTAAAGGAGGGCTAAGATATGGCAAATACAATACAAATTAAACATGGATCAAGCGTACCCACTCCATCAGATTTAGCCACTTTTGAATTGGGTTATTCTACAAGTCCAACTGCGCCTGGTCTCTATATTAAAACGACGGCCGCCGCATCACCTACGTTACTTGCAACTCCTGGAGCGGGCCTGCCAACGGTATACTATTATACCTTAGGAACTACTTGGACTAGTAATACCCAAACGGTAACAATTTCGGGTCTCAATAACTCAAAACCCCTAATTGTAGGATTAGCCGATACCGCTAACTCGACAGAATATGCAGAATGTGCTCGAGCAGGACTCGCGGCGACGGCTTCAACCAGCGCTACCAATGCACTTGTATTTACGGCGCATATCGCCACGCCAACTATTAGTCTTCCAATAATGATAACAGTACTTTAAGACGTCCTTGTGGCGTCTTTTCTTTTGTCCAAAAATTTGCATTTTATTAAAATTTATGATATAATATATATAGAATGGGGAAAAATGTGGGAGAAATCCCATAAATATAAATGCCGCAAGGCAAAATAGGAGAGTACAATATGAAAAAGATTCTCGCAATTATCCTCGCTACGATTATGTGCGCCGGTGTCATTTTTGGACTAAGCGCATGCGGCAAAGAAGTCGTACCAACCAGTTCTGAAGAACCCGTTCCTTCTGTTAAAATAGGTGTTATTCTCGTCGGCGACGAAACCGAAGGTTACACCAAAGCGCATATGGACGGCATTAAGTCCGCCGCAGAAGACCTTGGTATCAAAGAAGACCAAATTGTGTGGAAGTATAAGGTCGAAGAAACTGACGCAGTTACCGAAGCCGGCCATCAACTTATGAATGAAGGCTGCACTTATATTTTTTCCAATTCTTATGGTCATCAAGACTATATGCTTGGTCTCGCCAAAGAGAATAGCGATATTCATTTTGTGTCTATGACTGGTGATAATGCTAATAAGGCTAACCTCTCAAATTATAGCAATGCGTTCACTCGTGTGTATGAATCTCGTTATGTCTCTGGTGTTGTCGCGGGCCTTAAACTCCAGGAATTGCTGAATGATGGTAAGATTACGGATGCCAACTATGATGGCGACAATATTCGTATTGGTTATGTTGGTGCTTATCCATATGCTGAAGTCGTTTCTGGTTATACCGCTTTCTATCTTGGTGTAAAGTCTATTGTCTCCAACGTTGTAATGGATGTTCAATATACATCGAGTTGGTTTAACTTTGATAGTGAAAAGGCTGCTGCAGAACTGCTAATGAATAGAGGCTGCGTTATTATTAGCCAACATGCTGATTCCGCGGGTGCGCCCACTGCAATACAAGAAGCCCTTAAAAATGGCAAAGTTGCGTACTCCGTTGGATACAACGTCTCCATGCTAGATGCCGCGCCAGATGCTGCTCTGACTTCTGCTTCTAATAATTGGGAAGTTTACTATAAGTTCGCTTTTGAGCACGCGCTCAAGGGTGAAGATATTCCTACGAACTGGGCGGAAGGCTACAATGAGGATGCGGTTTCAATCACCGAACTTGGTGCTTCGTGCGCCGAAGGCACCCAAGAAAAAGTTGACGAAGTTATTGAAGCCATTAAATCTGGCGAACTCAAAGTTTTCGATACTAAGACCTTCACGATTGATGGCGCGGAAGTTACTGAAGCATTTGCTACCGATACTGATGGCGATTGGATCAATGATACCGATAATGTAGTCTATGATGGATATTATCACGAATCTGACGTGCGCAGTGCGCCGGCGTTCAATCTCCGTATTGACGGAATTACTGAACTAAATTCATAAAATAACCTCCAATCAAACGAGAAAGGCTGTCGAATGACGGTCTTTCTTTTTGTACAAAAATTTGAAATTTTTGGAAAATTATGATATAATATATATAGAAAAAGTGAGAAAGGAATTGATAGAAATGGAAGAAAATAAAACTCAGTGGGTATATCTTGTGGAAGATGCCCGTGCTAATAAATATTTTTGCGTAAAGACGCACGCAGAAGCCTATGCATTGGCTGTAAAGATATATGCCAACTATATTAGTTCAGATGATGATACCTGGACCCCTCAAATTATTAAAAGTGATCTTAAGGATCTGTTCGATTTAGACCTTATGGATGAGATAGTATATATTACCAAAATAAAGGTTGTTGATATGGAGGATGGGACTAATGGATTCTGAAGCAATTTATGTTGTATTCAAAATACTGCACGAAATTGATTGTGCGTATGAAGTAAACGCAGAAGCGCCGCGGCACCTCGGTTTGATGCACGATGGCAGAGTTATCTGTATGTGCTGCGGACAAATTTATAATGAGGACGAAGTTCTGATTTGCAGTAAAGAAACCAATGATTTGCCTGGGGAATTCATTGATGTTGAAGAACTAGTCGGATTTGAAGATTGGGAGTGGTAATATGGGACTCGATAATTTGATTATACTGAAACTAAAGCGAAAGCTGACAGTTGATGATTTTGCTTCAGAAGATGAAATGATTCACGTTCTTAATAATACTTTTATTGATTGTATTGCGGAGAACGAAAATGAATATGAATATACGATTTGCTACTGGCGCAAATGTTGGAATATTAGAGACTCAATAATGGATATCATTGATGATCCTAATGCTGACGGCGCCGAGACGGAAATCACAAGGCCGCAGATTGAATCTATTCGGAATGAACTCTTTGGATATTTGGTTCGCGGCGAAGGTGCGTGGGATGAATCCATTTGGGAATTCAATGAAATGATCGAAAGACTAGCGAACGACATCGTTGCGCTAGGCTGGCTTGAAAGATTTATGGCTCGCAATACTGCAAGATGCGAAGTTACATTTGTAGATAGTTATTAAAAGAAAGAAGGAGATTATCATAGGTTACTATACAACTTTTAATGTCGAATATAACATAAGCAAAAATTATGCTGGTGATAAGGACGAACTTATCCGCGCGCTGGTTACTGAATTCGCAAAAGTAATTTGGGATTGTGATGATATTGATCCCGAAATTGCAAAGGAATGTGAATATCTCAAAACCTGGGGCGCGACGCGCATTTTTGATGACGAAGTTAAATGGTACGATTGGCGCGAAGATATGGAGACCATTAGTAAAAAGTTTCCCGATATTTATTTCGTTATTACGGGGTATGGCGAAGAGCGCGATGATAATTGGCGTGCTTATATTCATGATGGTACTATACATATCTACGAAGCGGTACTTGATTATGGTGATAGTGACGCTATACTTGAAGTCGCTCATAATTGTAACGAAAACGGATATATCTAATCCTTAAAATAAGACAGAGGCGCGGCGAAAGTCGCGTCTTTTTGTATTATAAATTTGACTTTTTTCAGATTTTATGGTATAATATATATAGAAAGTTAGAAAGGATATAATAGAGATAGATATGAATACTTTGGAACGGTTAAGCGCGGCAGACCAGGATAACTATAAAAGTTACTTAAATAGAATGAGCCAGAGTGCGGCTACAAGCTCCAAGCATCTTATTCCTTTTTATACTATAGGAGCCAAAACTATTCTTGATGTTGGGTGCGCAGATGGCACTCTTATAAAAGCGATTCAAAGTGTTAATCCCGAAGCACGAGTAATTGGCATTGACCTTAATCAAAATGCCATTGATATTGCTACTGCGGCGGGTTTGGAAGTTTATCATATGCCGCTTGAACAAGTATATAATCTTGGAATTGAATTTGATTGCGTTATTTTTTCATCTGTTCTTCACGAAATTTCTTCTTATGCAGATGAATATAAGTTTTCCACAGTTCCTATTCATAATGCATTAAAATGTGCCAATCATCTTTTATCAGATAATGGTTTTATTATCATTAGAGATGGTCTAATGTCAGATTGGCAAGGCTACTGCACAATGGAGTTCACAAATCCCGAAGATGAAGAGTGGCTCAAAAAATTTATTGCAGAATGTATGTATCCTTTCTTTGACTATGATTGCTTTAAGATGGGTAATAGGTTTGTTTGCGACAAAGACCTCGCGCAAGAGTTCCTTGCCACTTGGACCTGGGGCGAAAATAGTTGGCATAGAGAAATTAAGGAGAAGTTTTGTATTCTTACAGAAAAAGTTTGGATAGAAGAAGTTAAGGACGCTGGATTTGATACAATAGCCTTCTTTAAAAGCAAGGAAGATTATCCAAAATATTTAACGCCCAAAATAAAACTTTATGACAATGACAATGGTGAAGAGTATTTTCCTTATATGACTTGTACCATTATTGCCAATAAAGTAGAATCGTTTTAACTTTATATTAGAAAGGAAGATAGTAATGGCGAGTGTAAATAATCGCAAAATGTGGCAAGGTTATTATCCTCGCCGCACTAAAACACGTCGCGAGGCAGAGGTCGCGGCGGAATCTAAGTATAGACCAGACTACGAAAGCGAGGAATGGAACGATGATGGATGCGAAGCAGAAAAAGAATAAGGCATTATGCGAACGCTATCCGTTCCTTATACCTCGAAATGTATGGACAGGTAAGCGTATTACAGATGGCGCTGAACATTGGTCTGACTCCGATAAGGTTTCCGAATATAACTATGAATGGACTCTATTGGATAATATGCCTGAGGGTTGGCGCAAGGCTTTCGGAGAGCAGATGTGCGAAGAAATGCGCGCGGCTCTTATAGATGAAGGTAGACTTAATGATTATGTTATTACCGACATAAAAGAAAAGTATGGTGGACTTAGATGGTATTCCTATGGAGAGACCGAGCGGACAATAAAAATTATTCATAAATATGAAAAATTAAGTCGTCGAACTTGCATACGTTGTGGTGCGCCGGCCACTGTAGTAACTACTGGTTGGATAAGTCCATATTGTGACGACTGCCTCCCGCGCTATAATAATATGCCGGAGGATCATATGACAATTGAAGAGTATTTTAATGAGGTAACATATTATGACGAAGACACCGACGCCAAAGAAAAGTAATATATTTCTGTATATAACCTTGCTGCTGATGTGGTTGGGTATTGTATTAGAGACATTTTTGAATACCGAACTTGCACAGATATTTGGATATATTTGTTTCGGCGGTGCATTTGTCACCAATATCGCAGACCTCGTATATAAAGTTAGAAAAGGAGAATGAAGATGGACAAGTTAAAAGCAACTGAAGAATTAGTCGGTTTTTTGAATATGCTTGAAGAAATTGATTTTGATTATCTTCATTCTACTATCGTTAAAAAAATAAAGCGGATGCACGAATTTTATGCAACTTATGGGGTGCCACACAACGACGAACAAACCAACACAAAGATCGCTCACGAATTATCACATTTGATAGATTTGAATGACTCGATCGTAACGCTACGTGAGTCACCTAATCATACTCATAAAAAAGAACGTAAATTATTTAAGGATTTCTATAATTATCTTGGTGCGCACATAACTGAGTGGCACGACTATGGAGACGATGCAAAATGAGAGAGACCATAAGACATTTTTGGTGCGACAGATGCGGCGCACAATACGTCCCACCGCAGGACGACCCAAATATAATTCCTGCCGTAATTAAAGTGGTGCCCAGTGCTTCCGAAGCAACTGGAATGGATTTATGCCCCAAATGTAGCGAAGAATATTATGCGCTACTTAGAGAGTTTAGGAGTACTACTGGTAATGAAACAATAGCTACTCCAAGCAAGCACGATGTTGTTACTATTGAATCAGAACCAATGGGTTGGGAGGATTGGCTTGAGAATATTAAACCTATTCCCAATTTTACTCCACCTTCGGTTATAGAACTTACTACTCCTTCAGTACCAAATTGGATACCTAGATGCTGCCGCAACTGCTCTAATCATCCGATGAATGGCGGCAGTGGTTTTTGTAATTGTACCTTACCATATTTGGAGGATTCCACTACTGCAAGTATAGGTACAAATACGATTATTACTACTTCTACTCTCCGCATTACTCCTGAGGGATATATTGAATATAAAGGAGATACTTCAAATGACAACCAAAAATGATATTCTGCGCTTTATCGCTAATTTCTCAAAGCATCCCGGCGCGTTAGATATGTTCCAGAATGGAAAATGTGCTTGGTTTTCGGTTATACTTTCGCATCGCTTTGACAAGGAAGAAGTCGAAGTAATGTACGACTCTATTGCGAACCATTTTGGTACTTACATTAATGGTACGGTCTATGATATTAGCGGTGATGTTACGAATAATTATAGATGGGAAGCTTGGACTGATTTCTATAGCGCCGATCCAGTTCATGGACAACGCATTTTGCGGGATTGCTATTATTTCGATGAACAACTTTGAGTATTATTCTAAATTATATAAAATATGCGCCGAAAGTCCGGAGTTGATGGCGGCAGACCTGCTCGTTGAAATTCCACTTCCAAATGGCGGTTCCGTCTTCCAGACTCCGAATGGGCGCGTATTTAAGACATATGCCGGCGCATATGATTATATGGTTGATTTTTGGCTAACCCAACCCCATTGAATAAAAACGTGACCGCCGCGTCAACAACATAGGAGAATATATATGAATGATAAATATGAAAAAGTATGCAAAGGTATTGAGATTTGTATGGGTAATTATGCTTGTATTACTTGTCCTTACTATCAGTATACCGAGGATTGTAGCGAAAGATTAGGCGTTGATACTCTTGAAGTATTGCGAGAATTGAAGGCAAGACAATGAGGCTTTGTACAAAAGCAATTATTATATCTTGTCTTATGATAGTCTTCGCGGCCGTCCTTATAGCGAATATAGCTATACCCGCGCCAATATATCACTTCTATTCATCTGATACAAGTGGTATAATTCAACATCCAATGACTCTAAAGGGGACTTGGCTAAATCACGACGCCGAAAATACCATCGACTTCGAATTTACATACGCACCTGGCGCGCGAGTCATCGACGTAACAATAGTACCTATCAACTCATATGAGTGCGAAGTCTATATTGATGATGAGTTTTACGTATTCTTAGATTACGAACTTAATCCCAAAAACTTCAGTCGCGCCGAAGGTCAAGAGATATTTGTAACTTATACTTCAGAACATAAGGTATTTTGGGCATTTAGATTATATAATGACGAAGGAAATTATAGGCTGACTCCGTGGAAATCGGTATCACCTATTTAATAAATAAAGATAAGTGAATTTTATGGATATTGACTTTATTATAACTGCTTCCGTCTCGCTTCTTTTGGCTTTTATGATATATGCAAAAGTTGCATAATTTTGAAATTTTTGGTATAATATATATAGAAAGTTAGAGAAAGAGGAAATCTATGGTACTTTTTGATAAAAATGAATATCTTGCTGAATGTTCATTCAATACAAATATGTATAGAGCAAAGATTTCAGCAGACGCAGACACACATATTTGGACTACAAAAAGTGGTAATAAGATACGTATTGAAGATATGTCTGATCCGCATTTAATCAATACATATAAAATGTTGGAAAGAAATAATGTGATGGATATATACTTACCGTGGTTATCAGTCTTGCAAGAAGAGATAGTTAAGCGCGGAATACCTTATGATTTCAATGAACTATTATTAAAATGTAATTTTAGAAGAAATGAATAATAAAAGAGGAAGCCTTATGGATAAGAAATTTGAAACTATTGTATTTACTACAAAACCTTATCGTGCAAATCTGCGCGATGATTCTGAATATGATAAAACTGCAATGTGGTTTGATATTGCGGATGTAATGCGCATACTTACGGCGCAAGGCTATCAGTGTCGTGTTTATGAGGAAGACTTTCATATCGTAGTTATTGAATATAACTATAAGGACAAAAGTTATGGTGGTCCGACTCTAGAATGGGTTGGAGAAGATGAGTACATTTGCAATCCCAATGATGAAGTTGAGTATGATGAGCGCATTAAGGATGATATTAGTCCTGCTGTGCGCGGAGATATTTTGAGGTGTGAGACGGAATATGATGAGAGAAATACTATTTAGAGCGAAACATTCAGACCCTTATGATACACACGGCTGGTATTACGGTTATTATGAGAGAGCTGATAATACGTATCATTATATTATTACAGAAAATGGTAGTATTATTCCGATCAATCCTAGAACTGTTGGGCAATACACGGGATTTAAGGATAGAAACGATATTAGAATATTTGAAGGAGACATTGTTAGGTGTTACGATAAAATCGAGTGTTATGACATCGGATGTATATATTGGGATGATAAAATATCGTCTTTTCGACGGACATCTTCTTCGTGTCTTGACCCTCGATTTCATTCATTTGATTACCCGCTTAGTTCCCGTTGTGAATATGAAGTTATCGGCAATATCTACGATAATCCGGAGTTACTAAAAGGAGAAAATAAGTGAGAGAAATACTTTTTAGAGCTAAGAGATTTAGAACGGATAACTGGGTTGTAGGGTATTATGACGGATATGGCGTTTTGCCATCGATGTCTATAAATCCCGATGATGTATTTTGCAATATTGACTACGAAACGCTCGGTCAGTTTACTGGGCGTTACGATAAGGACGGCGTGAGAATATTTGAAGGGGATATAGTTCGGCTATCTTTGCCTATTGCTAAAGATCTCGTCTATACTGCCATCGGTAAAATTATTTATGATGAATCTTGCTCCTTTAGTTGTGAAACGCTTTCCAAAAAAGTGGGGACTTTTCCGTTAGCGCCGGATTTTAAGTATGAAGTTATCGGTAACATTTATGATAATCCGGAATTATTGGAGGCAAATGAATGATTATAATAAATCCAGGTAAAACAACACGAAAAGGCGAATTCTACTTTAAGTGCCGTAATTGTGATTGTAAGTGGTATGCTGATAGAGGTGAGGTAAAAATATCTCCTCCTTGTGTTGAGTTTTATACCTATATGAAATGCCCTACTTGTGGCACCATTTGTTATGATAGATGAATTAAAACGACCAGCTCTAAATTGTTGGAGGAAGTTAAATGACATATAAAGAATGGTTGAACACTTTACCGATAGTTGAGGCCCCTGAAATGGTACACGCCAAAAATATTGGTAACCTTGTTTACGGGCATCACTGTGAGTTTAAGTGCTCAAGGTGCGGCGCTGATGCAGGAGAAATTGCGTATGGAAGTATGGACGGCGCGAAAGTAAATTATTGCCCCAATTGTGGTGCATTTATTGGAGATGGCACAAAGTGGGATGGGACATTTGGTGGTGACTTCAAGGTGGAGGAGAAAACAAATGACATTTAATGCTATTAGAATGACTCTTCAAGATATACAAAATTCCATTAACTTTTGTAGGAGTAAAATAGAGCAAATGAAAGAAATTGAGACTCCTATATCATACGAAGAAACAGAATCATATGATCAAATCATAGATTATCTAAAAGAATATAAGCATTATCTTGAATTTGAGAAGGATTGGGAATGACAAATAGAGAATGGATGGAGGTAAATAATGGATTCTACATTACTTAATATAGTTATAGATGGACTTGAGCATTGTATCAAAGAGAAATGCGATGGTTGTCCTTATAGAATTAACGGTGATGATGATTTCTATGATGTGAGATGCATCAATAACTTAATGAAAGATTCCTTTTATCTTCATACCGGAAGAGCTCAAGGAGCAGGACATCTCGTTGATTGAGATACTTCACACGAAATATAAACAATCGAAGCTACGCACATTCGCGGCGACCCTTAAGAAATGGCCGTCGCTATTTTTTTTACATCGAACTCGGCAATAAATGATGACTGCCGCGTCTCTTTCGTTCAAGTCAAAACCACAGACTCGATATAAAAGTACGACCCGCCGCACATCAACATACAGACTTTCTCAAGATAGAAAGAAATTTTCATTTATATCCCAAAAGATTATAATTTTTTATCAAAAAGTTTACATATAGATGTAAGTTAAAGAAGTATTTGATGTATATATATAGAGCCAATACGATAGGCGATGGCGCCGCCGGTACTGACCGTCGAGATTTGGGCGAAGCCCCAAATCACCGGTCGGGCGGGCGCCCTACGTCAGAACGAGCCTTAGGCTCCCAAAATTGAAAAAAACACCATCCACCCCTGAGGGGGTGGAGGGAAGCGGTCGCCGCAGGCGAGCGGTGTGGGATTCGCCGAAGGCGGAATACCCGGGGGCCGCTTTACGGAAAAGACCATACGTAAAGACTATACGTATAGACTTTAGAGAGGGGTGCGAAGTCACCCATCCTACATAGAGGCTCGACCCGAATAAAGGGGGTGGAGGTCCAGCTCTGATAGGGGTAGGGTGTACGGGGCCCAGGCTAAGAGAAAGACTATACGTAAAGACTATACGTAAAGACTATACCCGTATAGTCTCTACGTATGGGCAGGTCCTTCGTGGTCCCTGAGGCTGGCGTCGAGCACGCGGACGTGTATTGGGACCATTTTACTATACATATAGGTGTGCTGTGACTCGTAGGATTTAGTGCGAATTTCTTGCAATGTAATATATTTTCCTATTGGGTGATATATTTTCCCTGGCAAATTTTCTATCATAACTCAAATTTTGGGCCTTGTCAAATTTTCATTACATATAAAAAAACGTCCCTACGTTTCCGTAGGGACGTCGACGTATATACGTTACGTATTACGCCTTGATATAGGCCTTGACGGTGTGAGTACCCTTTTCGCCCTTAACCTTGATGGTCGTCTGGACGAAAGTGCCATCCTCAACCTTGGACTTGAGGAAGCGGTGCACGAGAGCGGGCGTCACGTCGAACTCCATCGCATTAGCGATATCCGTAGCGGTCTGCGGCTCAACAGCACTCAGAACGTAGTTGCACACGGCTTCAATCTGCGGCGCTCTCTCAGCGTTCTTCGCTTCGACCTTGGCAGCACGCTTGACAGCAGCGTTGGCGTTGCGAGTATCGAGATCGCTCAGGAGCTCAGTCGCTTTAGCAATGGTCTCTTCGTTGATGTTGCCGTTGATGATAGCATTGTAGAATTCACGAGTAGTCATAATAGTACCTCTTTCTGACGTAGGTCGTCACCCTTAATTTTTTTATTCGAAGGGAGAGTTTGTCTCTCTCACTTTCACTATATATATTATACTATATTTTTGGGATTTTTTCAATTTTTGGGCTTCACACTTTTTGAGATTTCTAGAATTTGATTTACGTAAAGTCTTTGCGCCGCTTCACTTGCGCGAAGCAAACATCGGTCTCACTGAATTTTATTTTCGGAGGCATCGCCGCACATCTACGTAAGTCATTTGCATAGGGACGAAGTCCCAATGCTCTCTTTCATTTTTTCTTTTCTTCTTTATTACTCTTATATTATACTATAATTTTAGTATATTTTCAAATTTTCATGTCTAACGTTTTGATTTAACGTCGACGAAGAAAAGTTCCGCCGCGCGAAGTAATAAAGTGCCGCCGCGCGTCCAGCTCATTTGTCAAGTTCTCTAGCTTGTCAAATTTTGGGAATTTGCAGCTCCCTTCCACTAATCTTGGTTATGTAGATGCAGCTGCGCCAGAAAATTTGACAGCCTCGAAAATTTGTGCGAAAATTTGCAGCTGTCGAAGTCGCAGCTTGCAGCTCGCTAGTTACGTTGTCAAATTTTGCGCGCGTCACCGAAATTTGGACACATACGACCGATGTCCGTGAAACAAGTAAGAAAATTTGACAAATTCGGAAATTAGACGTAACACGTCTAAATCGTATATAAAAAAGGAACGGACATAAGTCCGTCCCAAAAACGAAAGGAGTTTAGTCTACGCGTGAATAAGTCCGTGTGTATTTATAAGATAACAGTCACCATTATCCATTCGCACATACGCAACTATATCGCCGTCGCGTTCGTGTGGTGCAAGAACCAAAATCGTACCATAAGAGTCGTCATTACAACTCCTACCATAAACCCACGCGTATTTTTCGGAAGGTTCTTTAACATACTTGTCTACCCAACTGTCATAAGTCGTGTAGCATTCGCCGCTATCAATTACGCGTACACGGTCAAGCACTTCAAATTCACGGTCTTTCTTTTCGTCTGCGACGCGTTCTTCCTCATAGGTTGGCAGAGAGTTATACTCGTCCCATATTTTGTCAAGGTCACGCCAATCGTCGTCCAGATTAGGACTACGGTATGCTTGCCCAAGTCGTTCCAATAAATCGCCGTAGTTATCTAAAATACTACCGATTTTGAAATAGAGTTCTTCTTCAATAATGTACTTCATTTCTTTTATTTCCTTTCTTTTTTTTACAAATAAATTATAACATATAGAATACAAATTGTCAATGCCTTAAATTAGACGTATTACGTCTAAGTGCGGCGAGTGCCGTGGGATTACTTACCCCACGGCGACTTCCGCATTTTTTTATGTTGTGCAAGGCATTTTGTAAAAATCTGCGTTTCAATTTTCACATCGGCAAGTCCTGTGTGTTCTTCTTCAAAGTCATCTTCACCGCTAATATATCGGTAAAGGACTTCGGCGGTCAGACGAGGAGTGCCGTTCTGCCTTACATACCCATTTTTTTCGCACCATCTGCGGTAGGTCGGTTGTTTGGCGATTGTGTCGGTTGCCATTCGCAGAGTATCGAGGATAGGTATTCCGTAGGGATAAAAATATCGGTACTTCGATTTTGTGATATAGCGTTGCGTAGTGGTCAATGCTCGATAATCAAATGAAGCATTGTGAGCAACAATTCCCTTTACTTTGTACTTCTCGCAGAGATCTGCGATATACTTTTTTGCGGTAAACAGAGTAACAAGTTCGCGCTCGCCTTTGCTGATTTCTTCCTCATACTTCGGCAGTTTTTCGGAGTAATAGGCGGTTTGCATAAGGTCTTTTTCAAGGCAATACACATCATAAATGACAAAACTAAAAGTTTCATATATATTGCCTTGCTTGTCTACTATCGCACCGCCGAGGTCATACACAAGAGGATTTTCAAGTGTGTTTGCCGTTTCGGTATCGTGCATAAGATAGTAATTTTTTCGTCTGTCGATTTTCAATACACATTTTCCTTTCGTTTTTTTGTATGACTTATTATAGCACATTTGCGGCGACTTGTCAAGTGTTTTTTTCGCAAAAGTGCAATTTTTTTCGCCGCGAATTAGACGTAATACGTCTAAGTAGGGAAAAAGGAGGGGATTATTTCCCCTCTTTCTCCTTTTCGGCTTTCAGTTTCGCTCTGCGTTCCGTGTCTGCCCTGATGTTTTTCGCTTTCTGCTCGGCGGCTTTCTTTGCTTTTTCTGCCTTTTCAGCACACTTGCGAGCATAGTCCTGTGCCTCGGCATAGCCGTCATAACCCTCTTTGTCCTCTCTACTGCCCGTAGGAATGGAAAAGACGATTTTGACATAGCCCTCGTCGCCCTCGTCCGTTACAAAGGGTATAGCGTAGGCGTTAGAGTTGACAAGCAAAACTTCGTCCTCGTTGACTTCGCCGCTTGCGACAAGTGCCGACTTCACACTTGCCATAAACTTGTTGCGGATTTCGTCCGTTTTCTTCATTTGTTTTCACTTCCTTTCAACACTTATATTATACTACGATGTATGCAAATTGTCAAGTATTTTTTTTAATTTTTGCGAATAAAATTAGACGTAATACGTCTAAGTATGGACGGATTACTTATGTCCGTCCGTTTGTGTTTCGATAATGCAATATTTTACTTCGTACTGTTTCAAAATTGAAAGTATCATATCACTTTCCTTTTGATTATAGGAATAAATGTTTAACTGAAACAGATTTTCCGTAATACGATTGTAAACTACCGCAATACCGAGTTCGTGCAACGCATTTACAATGCGGTTTGTAATGCGCTCACTTTCCTTGACTGTCGCATTGACAATCCATAACTTGTCTTTGCGCGTTCTGTCATAAATCGCCTGTGCAAGCCAAACGCCAACCAGATTGGTGCCGAAAGTGACGACGAGGACGAGCCATAATTCCTGCCCCGTTATCAGTTTTACTATGCCGTTATAGAATGTATAACTGACAGCATTGATGAGGGCAGCGGTCATCTTCGAGGCTCTGACGGTGAGTATCGTGCGCAGAGTGGACATAACAACATTGATGAATTGCAGAACGACAAAGATAATGATAGAAAGCATTTGAAATATTCTCCTTTCGTTTCAGTATCTTTATTATATCACGGAAGAACGCATTTGTCAATAGTTTTTTCAAAGTAGAATTAGACGTAATACGTCTAAGTGGAATGGGAGAATTATCTCCCATAATACGGACATTTCCATTCGTTGCACTCGACACAATCCTCGAATGAAGAATGGGCGCGACACTCGTCGTACTCGTCTTCGTCGTACTCGTCTTCGTCCTCGTCTTCGTCTTCATCGAGCCAACTGCAACCGCCGCACAGTCCATACTCACCCTCGCCGTCATCGAGTTCACCGTTCTCGTCCGCGAGAGCGACTTCAAGATGGTCGAGTTCTTCGCCGAGGTCATCGAGGAGGACACGCAGATTGCCGATATACTCCTCTACTTCGGAGTTGTCCTGTTTACTCTTCGCGGCGTACATCGCTTCGACGATTTCTTTGGCAAGTTCCTCATCGGAACAAAGCACGCCCGCCATTCCCTGCTTGATTGCCTCATCATACTTGTCGAGTTCGTTGGTTACAAAAAATCCGTTCATACATTTTCCTTTCTACTTTTGTGTCGGTCACAACCCTATTTATTTATCGAGTTTTCCTCTCGATTACAGTTATATTATATCACGCGCATTTATATTTGTCAAGACATTTTTGAATGTGGATTTAGACGTAATACGTCTAACTATCGTGATTGAATTATTCAACCACGGGCACAGTAATAACCTTAACATTGACTTCGCAGTCTAACCGATATTCAAAATCGGCACGAAGCATCTTTGCGGCGACCTCTGCGTCGGCTTTGTTGGTGAAGACTTGAATGTGGTCATCGTCAATTCCAAACATTCCTGGATAATCATCATTTTCCATCATAGGAATATAAACTCTCTTCATTGATATTTCTCCTTTCTTTATTCTATTTATATTATATCATAAATAAAATAAATGTCAATACTTAAAATTAGACGTATTACGTCTAACTATGGACGAAAGGGGAGAAAATCTCCCCTCACCCCATTACTCGGCAACGACAAGTCTGTACGCCTTGCGAATACCGACCGAAGGAACCTTGACATCGGTAACTTCGACCTTGCCCTCGGCGGCGAGCTGACGAAGCAGAGCACCCGCCTTGGAGGTGGAAACCTCGTAGTCCGTAACTCTCTCCGCAATCTCGGAGATGACGGTGAACTCGTTAGTCATCACGGCAAGGATAGCGTCCTTTATGGGACCGTTCTCGATGGACTTCTTGGAGGGCTTTTCCTTACGCTTGGCAGCACTCTCATCCTGCTTGGCGATAATCTCCTGAGCCTTCGCCTTGACTTCCTCGGTGATGTTGCCGTTCACAACGGCGGTGAGCATTTCTCTCGTAGTCATAACTACATTTCCTTTCTTGCGTTGGTCGCAACCCCATTTTGTTTTCGTTGAGTTTTCCTCTCAACTACTCTTATATTATAGCACACTTCGTGCCACTTGTCAAGAGTTTTTTTAGATTTTTTTTAATTTTTTTTCGTGGTAGTGAACTGCGTTTCTCTGTCCTCTTGACAATTATTATTATACTACGAAAGTATTGATTTGTCAATACCTTTTTATATTTTTTATGAATGAAATTAGACGTAATACGTCTAAGTCCCCTCTTGCGAGGGGAACAAAATCAAAGAAGGGACAATATATATTTGCGGTATTTATCGGCAAAAATAGAAACATAAGTATCACAACTATTGTGATTGCCACGAACTTGGTAACAGTTGGTAAAATCTGTTGAAAAGTCTGCGGCGAAAAACGGAGTGTCGGGATTTGCTTTTTCACGGATAAAGACGATACATCTTGAACCTTTGGAAAGGTAATTATCCCATTCTATCGTTCCGATACAGTTATGGAGTGCCGTTCCCTCGTTTACACATTCCTTGCGAGTAGTCGGAATAACTACCGTATATTCGTCATCTTCAAACGGGACAAGTTTGCATTGAACTTTTTGGAAACACTTACTTTCAATTTCATCTCTTTTTGCTTCGTATGTTCTTTTTGCCTTGACAAAGTTTTCAATGAAATTGCCACTTTCATATTCCCATTCGAGATTATCGCAGTATTTTGCGTATTCAAAAGTTTTGTCTTGTAATGCAGAATGACCGAGAAAGTCAATCAGTTTGGGGTTATTCATATTTCTATGGTAAAGAGTGCGGAACTTCGGTTTGGTAAACTGTTGTTTTTGAGTGCCCCACAGATTTGTATAAATCTCATATTCTTCTGTGGTAAAATTGAGTTGTTTTTTATAATATTCTGTTTTTATTTCATCACAGACATTATTCCAAAAAATGTAGTCGCTATCTTCTCGACTATTTTTCGCTTTTTGATACGCTTTCGGGAACTTTGAAAGAATAAAATCAACAGAGATATTTTCACTTAAAAGGGGCAACGCTTTCCCTCTTGCGATGAAACTGTTTATTACTTTTACTTCATATATTGAAGCAAGTGTATCAGTTATTTTTCGCAGGGCATTTTTATAGCGTGTATATTCATTATCGCTCTGGCAAAAGTGCATACTCGTTGCGAAAAGTCGAGCGATAATATACGCAGGCGATACATTATAACTCGCCGCAGAGCCGAGGGCGACAATATTTTTGACTGTCTTACCGTTGGCGTTAGTGATAACACCACTATCAATATTGATATTGTAGGTGTCGCCACGGTCATTTACGATAACGATGTTCGGGTATTCCTTTTTCCAACTACTCATTTTTTTATGTCCTTTCGTCTTTGATTTTGTAACTATATTATAATACATAATTACGCATTTGTCAAGACCTTTTTGAGAGTGGAATTAGACGTAATACGTCTAACTAAATGCGGAAAGTCTATTCGACCTTCCCCATTATCAAATCACAAAGGAACGAAAGAATATCCGTTTCATTCGGATTTACCGCAAGACCTCTCCACTTTACTCTCACTCCGACATCATCGTCGAAAATAATGCCGTTTTTGTCTTTGGCAATGTAGTCTTTCCGTGTGCCGTACTTCACGATATGCACTTCGTCAAGTGCGATAGGCAGATTTTTTCTCAACCATTCAAGTTTGGCAGAGCGTACTGCGTTCGTGTATTCGGGCGAGGAGACTTTACTTACCCACGAGATTACACCTACTCGATAGCCTAGCACCTTACAGGCTGTCAGCAGGGCGGCGAGGCGAGATGTTTCGACCAACGGCGCGGCGACTTTGTAGGGTAGTACTTCTTCGGCTCGGAGGTGCTCCAACCAATTTTCCACGCCATACAAGTCGGCAATCGTGCCATCCATATCGAAATAGATAGTGCGGTTTTCGTTCATTTTTTCTTTTCTCCCTTCGTGTTATGCCTTATTATAACATATGCAACTACATTTGTCAATAGTTTTTTGAAATATTTTTTATATGAAATTAGACGTAATACGTCTAAAACCTACGTGGAAAAATAACGCGGTGTGCACTCCGCGTTACCGACTTTCGTCTTGTAGTTTTTCCCGTTTCTCTCCTATCGTGGAAAACGGCGGCTAACTTACCAAACTCAGAAAAGTCCGGATTTCCTATTTATTAGTCATTCTCTGTCGCAAAAGACTTGCCTTAGAAATCGTTGGCTCCAAGACGCGGACAATAGACTCATTTTTGGGCAGTTTCTCGACCTCACTGCGTGTTCTCCCTATTGTCAGTGAACTATCACTTAACGGTTGAATACTTGAAGAGTAGTTCGCGACGCTCTCTTGTCTTTCAACAGTTATATTATAACACGCGAGTATGGATTTGTCAATAGTTTTTTAGAATATTCTATGACTTGAATTAGACGTAATACGTCTAACTGCGGCGACCGCATTAAAAATGCGACCGCCACAAATCAAAACAAAGGAGGAAATATAGGAAGTGGAATTACCACTGTTCTTCGTTGTCCGACATTCCGAACTCTTCGAGCCAATCAATGGCACTTTCGCCCGTCCCATCGGGGAAGTCGGGTTCGTCTTCTTCTTCGGGACAGAAGTCAATCACGAGGTCGCCGTTCTCGTCTTCTTCGGGCTCGTCGGCACTCGTAATTTCGTCGAGGAGTTCGCGCATTTTGCTCATCTCCTGCGCAAGTTCATTGATGACAAAAGTCAACGCGGCGATAGTTTTTTCAATGTTCATTTTGTGTACCTCTTTTCTTTTCTTTTGTGATTATATTATATCATAATTTTCTAAAAAAGTCAAGTTTTATTTTGTAATTTTTCTGAAAAAGTTGGAGTATTGTTTAGACGTAATACGTCTAAATACCCGTCTTGCGACGGGCAAAGGAGGAAACACAATAAAGTTTAGATGTTGAAAAGTTCTTTTGCGAAATCGCCCTGGATATATTCGATATTGCCGTGCTTGGTGACGAAATAAACTTCACCCGTTTCGGTGTCGGTTATATCCATATCTTGTCCAGCTTCGATAGCCCAGCGTGCATTTGCAACCGCGATACGCAAGAAACCGTCCTGTTCAATGTGATAAGCGGTGTGAAATTTTCTCGTAGAATTGCTCCATATTTCTTTCATTTCGTTCAGTTCCTTTCTTCATTGTACTTATATTATATCATACTTTTTGAAAATGTCAAGTACTTTTGAATATTTTTTTTAATTTAATTAGACGTAATACGTCTAAGTACGCCCGACTTGCTATTGCAAGTCGCGCGCAATCAAAACAAAGGAGGAAACACATATGTAAACCCTTTCGGGTGCATTTAGAATTTATATCTTTCGGCATTATTGTTCGCCCATTTTACGAGAATATAGATTTGGTCTATACTTGTTTCGTAAGTATGGACTTCGCCGTCATAGTCAATATCGTAAGTCGTTTCCGCAATATCGACTATTTTTGCACTTTCGATAGCGGCGTGCCGCCCTGCTTCATAGCCGTGCCTATAAGTTTGGCAAATACCGATTGCAGAACCGACAGTAATTACTATAAGGACACACGCGAGAATAATAGTTAAAGTTGAGTTTTTCATTGTTTTTTATCTCTCCTCATTTCAGTAACTTTATTATACCACGCAACGCTCTATTTGTCAATAGTTTTTTATGATTTCTTTTCTATATATTTAGACGTAATACGTCTAACTATACGAAAGGACGAGTATCAATACTCGTCCAATCCGCTCTGTTCGGCGGTGATTTCGTCGATTTCGCCGTAACCGACGGGTTCAGTGAAATATTCCAGCGCGATGTCCATCGCCTCTTCTACGGTGTCGGCGCCGACGATGAAGTCTTCGCCCGTCTCTTCGTCATTAAATAACCAATGTCTCATTTTTTTATTCCTCCTTATCTCGCTTTGCAGTAGTAACGCCGCGCCCCGAAGTTGGGCAGGTCGTCGAGCGGCTTCGCTCCGCTGACTGTTATCAGCACATACAGGTCGCCGCGCTTCAGCGTGTCGGTCTCTCGCATATAACGGAGATATTCGCGGCGTGCTTCGCAGATGTCGTGGGCGCGACTCCAACAAGCAGTAATTTCGCCCGTGGTCTTGTTGTGAAAGTAGTTAGTGAAAGTTTGCATTGTTTTGTCCTCCCTTTTTGATTGTGTCTTATTATAACATATCTATATGGATTTGTCAACTATTTTTTATAATTTTTTTCAGATGTATTTAGACGTAACACGTCTAACTTACACCAAAAGAAAAAGGGAGGTTACTCTCCCCAATTCTCTCTGATTTCGCCCGTCAAATGATTATATTCCATATCATCATCATACAGACGACGCGCGGTCTGATATGCAAGTCCGAACATCTCACGGAAGAACGCGCCGATATGTCTTCGAGTAGTCCGTGAATAAAGTCCGTGAACCTTTACCCAACCGTCAGGCGACACCGTAACAACTACGGTTGCGTAACTACGAAGACGAATTGCGCCGTTGTCTTCTCTTTCAATCTGTGCCTGTCCGTAAGGAATGTAAGCGAGTTTTTTGGTAGTCATTTTTTTACTCTCCTTTGTTTTTTGTTATGCTTTATTATAACACGCATTTATATATTTGTCAAGTATTTTTTGAAAATATTTTTTATTTTTTTGTGTATATTTAGACGTAATACGTCTAACTTTACGCAAAGCAAAAGAGGGGATTAAATCCCCTCGTAATAATGCTTTTCGCCGTCGAAACTGATTTCGTAACTATTGCCGTAACTACCTTCGAGTTTTGCCGACTTTATCGCTTGAATGTGTCCGATTTTCCAACCGATGACAAACGCAATACCGATTGCCGCGAGAATGAAGAAAGCAATAAGTTTTTTATCTTTCATTTTTTTCACCTCACGCAACATACGCGATAACCGCGCCGAGAATAAAAGTCACGATGTAAGAGAGAACCGACCACGCAATTTTCTCAACTTTTGATAAATTAAGCACACAATACTTGAAATATGCCCATTTTTCTTTGAATGTTCTTTTCGTTTTCATTTTTTTATATTCCCCTTTCGTTTTTGTACCTTTATTATACCACATATTTTTTATTTGTCAAGACTTTTTTGAAATTTTTTTCGTATGGACTTAGACGTAATACGTCTAACTCGGATTAGTTAAACTAATCCTTCGTGACGGAACTATCTGCAAGACTTGTAAGAAGACCCGCGGCACACCGCATTTCGTCCGTGGTAAAATCGCTCCAATTAAGACTTGCAAAAGGCTCGGCAGATTCAGCAATCGCATCGAGCAGAGTCGCGGCAGTAAGAAGGACGGATTTTTCTTCGTTCGTGAGTGTGAGAGTTTTTTTCGTGACTTTCATTTTTATTTCTCCTTTGTTTTTGATGTCTATATTATATCACACATTAATTAAAAAGTCAAGACTTTTTTGAAATTTTTTTCGCTTAATTTAGACGTAGTACGTCTAACTCACCGCAAAAGAAAAACGCGGATTACTCCGCGCTCTTCGTCATCGCACTGAACTCTTCGGCTTCGACAAACAGATTGAGAACTGCATTGTTCCACCGCGTTTCGTCGTACTCTTCGCACATTTTAACGAATTGTATCGTTATGGGACTTTCGTGTCCGTGTATCGCGATTATGCGATTGATTAAATCTTCTCTTTTCTTACTCATTTTTTATATCCTCCTTTTTGATTATGCCTTATTATAACACACCTTTTTGAAAATGTCAATACTTTTTTGAAAAAAATATTTTTTTATTTTTTTACAAAAAACTCTTGACAAATGCGTCTAATCGTGTTATAATAAGGCATAACAAAAACAAAGGAGATAAACACAAATGAAGAACTCAAACAAACAGAACGCCCAAATCGCTATTGAACTTGAAAACGCTCACAACGGAACTTTTGGTAGAGTGTCCGAGATAATCGCCAAAAACTCACGCAGTAAGCACTTCAAAGTTTCCGAACAGAACGAAGATGATTGTTTCGTCAAGTGCCTTATCAATGGCAGTATCTCATACGAAAGTGCCGAAGTAAAAACGAACGGCGGCAGAATTGAGAAATGCTTGAACGAATTACTCAACGGCAAAGATACGCTTTTTATCTATCGTATGAAGATATGCAACAAGAACACGCAATACATTGAAAGAAATGTAGACTTTCGTATCGGTTGGTTTTCAGACTTCTATGATATACTTGTTGCGTGTAATGCGATAAAGAACACGAACGGAAGAAACCCCGAACTTGCGATACAACCCACTTCCAAAAAACTCTTTATTGCCCTTGACAATTACGGTGTGCCGTTTGATAACGAAAACATCTATATACTGAACGGCAAGAAAATTACGATTGCGTGATATTTGGGGACGGCAGACCGCTGTCCCCTTTATCGGACTTTATTACTTTAACGCTTTAGTGTCCTAAAGTAAGAAGTCCGCACCACTTTAACGCTTTAATGCACTAAAGCGTGGAAGCGGCCTGGCCTACGCATAACATATAATTAAAAGTTAGACGTGTAATATATACGTCTAACTTTTAACTATACCATGGAAGCGGCGCAATAAAAGGGCCTCAATATAAGGCCCTAGTTTGTTTTGAAGGAGTCGGACGCGGCTACCGCCGTCAGCGAGGGAAGTACTCGCTGACGGTCGGCATCTCGAAGAGCACGCTCTCGATGTATCTCGTGAGGGCTTTCGAGGAAGCGGGTCTCACGGTCTCGCTCCAGTAGAAGGACTGGATGTGTCCGTGCTGGCGCGCCTTGTCCCAACGGACGAAGGCTCCTCTGCCCGTGTACCCTTCGAGGAAGTTCGTCCACTGTTCGCGGGTGAACACATAACCCTGAAGTTCAGCGGGAAAATCGGGGTCAACATTCGGGCAGTAGATGACGAGGTCGGCGGTCGCCGCGTTGTCAATCTCAGCGCAAGCCGTCTTAATCTCAACCTTGACGGTCTCGCCGTTTATGGTCAACTTGATATCCTCGACCCCCTGGCGTTTCGTGCCGTGCATACGGCGACGAGCGAGGTACGAGCGAGTAGCGGTTTCGTAGGCGTCGCCATACTTTCCCCAATCCTTCGCCTTTTTCGTAGCGAGTTCCTCGTGCATAATCTTGATAGTGTCTTGCATTGTGTTTTCCTCTTTTCGTTTTGATTTTGTGGTCTTGTTCCCTTGACCTTACGAGTATATTATAACACTACCCGTCTAATTTGTCAAGGGGTTTCGGTAAAAAAATTAAAAAAATTTTTCGGAAGGGGAGGGGTCGGGTCGCGTGTCGGCTCAGCATAGGGGGGCTAGGTTTAGCGCTTTAGCACTTTAGTGTGTTAAAGTGCCCGAGGCTGGCACATTTTCTTTACGAACCAAAAATTTCGTTTCCCTACTTAAGTAAAAATTTCAAACTATTCTTTCCGCCCGACTCTACGTGACGAAAATTTGATTTTTCGCCGAATTTTGTGTATAATATAATTATAGAAAAAGGAAATCATATCCTACATAGTTGTAGGATACATAAAGGAGTGACCTACTTGAATCGCCTAAACCTCGACTTTTCACTTACGTCCGATGCTTCGCGCGTCGCCTACGTATCTTCATATCTCAAACAAGTTCGAAACCCAACTTCGACCGAACTCGAAACCTGCGCCAACTACATATTGTGGGGCGCAGACGCAAACGGCCAAAACGTCCGTCAAACCGGCGACATCGAGTTAGAGACCAAACATAAAACCTGGGATTCCCGCAAAATCGAATCACTCGATGCCTTACGCGAATCACCTACTTTTATGGAATCCCAAGTTAAACCGTTGTCCGAACGTTCGATCTACCGCGCAACCCAACCCGTATTTTCGCGTGCGGCCGCACGCCTCGCGGCTCCACCCGACGTCCGTCTAGAGCTAGAGCGACTTTGGGAGCAGATCGACCACCTCGAATTCGTCCTTCAAACTTATGAGTTGTCTCACGGTCGTCGCACAAAGCCAATCCGCGCCGAACTCGTCACTCGTATCATGCCCGCAGACATCGACGTCCTCAAAACCCGCGCGACTTCGATGGAGCCATACGAGTATTTGAAATCAAAGCACTTACTCGTCGAACTGCGCCGCCAACAATTTGCGTACCGCGATCTCTATGCGCCCGTACATCTCGCGCGCACCGACTCAGACCCCGAACCTTCGACTCCGATCGACTTCGGCGTAGAAATTAGGGTTAAGCCTTTGGATCTCAAATATGAGGATTCGCTATCCGAAAAATTATTTACAGAAGAGATAGAACCGTCCCAATTTAGTGAAGAAGAACTACAAAATATCTCACATTTGATATGGAGAGATAAAGTAGATGAAGAACGTACATCTGCGGCGGCCCCTTCAAAAGGTCTCGAGTTCGACTTCTGCAACGTGGACCATATTATAGAATTAATTTTGCAGTTGAAGGAATTTGGAGAAAACTCCCATCTCGACGGACAAACCGATAACTTTTTGAAGACTTGGGACTTTTATCACGCGGCCGCACACCTTACGGATGCTCAAGAAGACATACTTTCGCTCAAGATCGACCACGTCAAAAACCAAGAAATCGCCGACATCGTAAATGCGAAATACGGCAAAACCTATAGTGCGAACTATATATCTACAATATTCCGCCAAAAAATCGCTCCTGCTATCGCAACTGCCGCGCAACGACATTTGGACTTGGTAAAAGAACTATTCTTTCCTGAGAATTGGAAGAAATGTCGAACCTGCGGCCGCACCTTATTGATATCTGGGGACTACTTTGTGAAGAAAACGAAATCCAAAGATGGTTTTAGTAATCAATGTAAAGTATGTGATAAACATGAACGCGATAAAAAGAGGTGAAAATATGGGAATTTCAAAACGAGATGAAGACGCTCTGCGGCTTTTGGAATTAGTGGCTTGCCACAATGTTGATCCCGTTATATTTGTGGGATTATGTCAATCATTCGGTATTAAATATGATCCCAATACTGACGCCGAAGAAACTCTCGCGCAACTCATCGACGTCTTTAAAAGGCAAAGAAAGTCTGAACGAAAAGAATATCTTGAAATGGTAGAAGGATACTTTCGTAAAAAAGAACAACTTGAAAGAAAGGAGACGAGTTCTGATGCTATTTAACTTTTTGGCTTGGGTCTATTTTATGTGCAAATATAAATGGACCAAAATAAAGAATGGTTGGGAATAAGAGAAGATTAAGATGTGACCTTATGTATTGTCTAGATACGTAGATGTGCGGCGGGTCGCATTTTGATATCATACAATAGATATTACTTATATAATTTAATATATGGATTTGACCTATGTACATCTGCGCCGGACCCTATGTGAAGCAAACCACAGTGAGACTGTCGCAAAAATTTAACGATGCCGACGCGCATCTACGTATGTCAAATCCATTTTTCATATTCTTAAGGAAGTGATAAAATGCCTATCATACCAAATATACCTAAACAAGTACCCAAATTTAATATTACCTGTATACGCTGCGGCGAGACCAAATCCGAAAATCTATTTGCTAAAACCCACTCTTCTCTTTATCCCGATGGACGCTTTCATATCTGTAATAATTGCGCGACCGCTTATCTCACAGAACACGACTTTGACTGGGCCTATGTCGACAAACTTTGCCAATGTGCCGATATTCCCTTTATAGTACGCGAATGGGATCGTATTTTAGATATGAGCGGCCGTGATACTGTCTGGGAGAACTACTGCCGCGCCTTCGCGTCTGTTGAATACGAAAATCTCGGTTGGGACGACTATCATCGTCAATACAAAGCCCTCAAAGAAAAAGGATTTATCGAAGATAATATTCCTTATCTTGATGATGAAAAAATGAGAGAGTTGCGACTCAAGTGGGGCGAGAATTATGACAATTCTGATCTCTACTATCTTGAAGATCTTTACAAAGGACTTCTTGCGAGTCAGAATGTATCCGGGGCATTGCAAAAAGACCAAGCCAAAAAGCTCTGTAAGCTATCCCTTGAAATAGATACCCGTATTCGTGAGGGAGACAAAGACGTCGATAAGTTCCTCTCTTCATATGATAAATTAGTCAAGACCGCAGAATTTACTCCTAAAAATACACGCAATGCCGCGGACTTTGACTCTTTTGCCGAACTTGCACTTTGGCTTGAGAAGCATGGAGAAATCAACAAATTCTACGACAACACAACACGCGACATTATCGACGAGACAATTAAATCCATTCAGACTTACAACCAACGCCTCTATATTAACGAAGGCGGCATTGGTGACGCGATTACAGAACGCCTACGCCTCCTCCAACAAATAGATAAAAATGAAAAATCTCTCTACGAAACCGACTTCAAGTTTGATGAGATGGAATATGATAATGAAGGCTATACCCTCGAAGACACCGAAGAATTCGATGCTATGGAGGATGATGTAAATGGCGGTTATTGAGTTATTTGACCCATCTGTTCAAGGTTTTAGTTCTACTCAAAAAGTTTATCGTGACAACATCGAACTAGAAAAAGGTGTCGTCATTACCGAAGACTTTCTACATCGCAACCAGAACTTTTTATCAAAGTTATGGAATCTATTTACTGTATATCCAGATATCTATCTTGATATTATAAAACCTAAAGAATCAAACTTTGATTTATTCCCATACCAACGGTTATTCCTGCGCGCGTGCATGCGCTATCGCAACGTATTCTTCTGCGCGACCCGTGCCGCGGCAAAGACCTTTCTTACTGTCCTCGCCAAAATACTTCAATGTATCTTTGTACCTGGGCATAAAACTTTTATCCTCGCACCAAACAAGTCCCAAGCAGCGAAAATTTCATCTCAAAAAATAGATGAAATATTCTCTATTTGGCCTCTCCTAAAAGGTGAAGTTGAAAAATATAACAAAGGTAAAGACTACTGTGATCTTTATTTTAAGAATGGCTCTAAATTCTCTATCGCGGCGGCCCTCGATAGCGACCGCGGTACTCGTAATCACTCCGGAATGTTTGATGAGACACGTGACCTTGATGGCGAAATGCTTCAAGAAGTTGTTATTCCTCAGTTGAACGTTTCGCGTCGTATGCCTAATGGTCTCGTCAACCCATATGAAAGTGTAAACCAACAGTGTATCTTTACTTCATCTGCTGGCGCAAAATCAACCTATGCTTATGACCAACTTATAGAAATCCTAAAAGGTGCAATTATAAACCCCTACGAAAACTTCGTAATGGGCATCGACTATCGTATACCGTTAAAGCATCGACTTCTCGACCCCAAATTTATTCAAAGCTTAAAATATTCTGGTTCTTATAATGAGACAACTTTTGCGGTTGAATATAGTGGAGTTTGGCTCGGGTCATCATCTGATTCTTGGTTTGACTATGATCGCATTCAACGCTATAGAAAAATTAAAAACCCAGAATTGCGCCAAAAGTATAGAGAAGATCCAAAAATTTATTACTTATTATCAGTAGACGTAGGACGTTTAAGCGACCAAACACCTATCTTAACCTGGCGCATAAACGAAAAGAATAACCGCCTCTACTCCACATTAGTGAATATTGAGGTTATAGGACGCACTGCCGAATCCAAAAAGTTCGACCAACAAGCAATCGACATTAAAAAGCGGATTGCACTTTATAATCCGCGCGAAGTTGTCATTGACTGTAATGGCTTGGGCGTAGGACTTGCCGATGAAATGATCAAAGCGCAGGTCGATGATCAAGGAGTCGAATGGCCACCTTATGGTTTCTTCAATAACGAAGACTATCGCAAGATCCAACCTCCTAATGCGCCGCAAATCCTATACTCTCTCAAAGCTAATGGTACTTTAAATTCTAAAATACACAGTAATGTATATACTCGTCTTTCAAGTGGAATGATTCGCTTTCTTATATCTGAACAAGAGGCTCGCGCGGCACTCCTCGCTACCAAAGTAGGTCAAAAAATGACCACTGAGGACCGCATAAAACGCCTAATGCCGCACGAACTCACTACTAAATTGTTCGATGAAATGTTCAATCTCCGAGTAAAGAAAAATGGTCTTGACATCGTATTGGAGCAGATAAATACTCACTATCCCAAGGATAAATTTTCTGCTTTTGAATATGGACAATGGCGCATTAAAGAATTGGAAGACGAAATTCAAAAGAAAGTTGCGCGACGCTCTAAAATCGCAAACCGCCAACTAGTTTTCTTTACTGGAGGTGGACGTTAATTGGACTCTGAAATTAGAAAACTTCATACTTTCGATCTCGAAGAATTTAAAAAGCGAACCGAAGGCATGATAGATAAAAATACTAGTACTTATAGTTCCGACTGGCTTAGAGGAGAGAGTTGGCGCTCATATACGTTAGAAGAAGTATTAACAACTCTTGATAAGGGTACTGTTGACTCGCGCATTAAATTATCTCAGCACTTCTTTAAGGCAGAAGGATTTTATCGTAATATTATACTTTATTATGCGGGACTTCTTCAATACAAAGCTCTTGTAGTGCCTAAGTTTAAGAATCCTACAAAACCGGCTAAAAAGGTTGAAAAAAATTATTACGAAGTAATGGATTTCTGTGAAAATCATTATCTTTCTGATTTATGTTATGACTTCGCACGCAGTGTTCTTGTAAATGGAAGTTATGCGGGCGTTATCACAATACTTAATCGAAAAGATTTCGCAGTAGTTCAAATCCCTTATCCCTATTATCGTTCAAAGTTTAAGGACGTCTATGGCCGCGATGTCGTAGAATTTAATCTGAGTTACTTTGATAAATTGGATGAGTATGAACGTACACTCGCGCTCGATGCTTATCCGGCTTTTATTCGCAAGAGTTACAACAAGTTCAAGAAAGGTAAAATTCCTGCCTGGGTAATTTTGCCGCCTGACCTTGGTTTCTATTTTGCTTTTACTGATGATGCAATTCCACTCTTTCTTAATGTTATCCCGGCTATATTCCATTATGATATGGCAATTGAGACGGAGCGCGAACGCGAAATTGATGGTATAAGCAAAATACTTGTTCAACATATACCTCATCTTAATACTGGCGAACTTTTATTTGAGCCACCCGAAGTTCAAGTAATGCACGATGCCGCGGTCGGTATGATGAGCAAGACCAAAGGCGTATCAGTTCTTACTACTTATGGTGAAGTAAGCGCTATTGGCTCTAAAGCCACAAGTGAAGGCATTGATGATGCTCTTGAAAAGATATATGAAAATATCTATATCCAAGCAGGAGTATCTCCCTCAATGTTTTCTCCTACAGAATCATCTGGTGTTGATTATGCGATCAAAAAGGATATTGCCCTTATGATGATTCTTGCGAATCAATTTTCTCGTGTATTTTCTTACATTTTAGATGCTACTTTTAGTAATTCTAATGTAAGCTTTGAATACAAAATTCTTCCTCTTTCATTCTATAATCAAAAGCAATTTCTTGATGATAGTCTTAACCTTGCAAAAGCGGGCTTTAGTTTCTTACTTCCTTCTATTGCAATGGGTATCGACCAACACGAAATCCTCAATCTTAAAGTTCTTGAAAATGATATTCTTGAACTGCGCGAATACCTTGTGCCTCTTCAAACTTCGTACACGCTAAGTGCTGAGGATTCTAAGAATGAAAAAGAAAAAGAAGAAAATAATCCGCCTGACAATCAAGAAGATCCGACAATCGAGAACCCCGAAGACCAAAAATCTGAAGAAGACGATACGAAAGAAGATAAAAAATTAGAGACTCAGGTGGAAGAAGAAGATGAATAAAGGAGGTTAGATGGACTTGATTTACGATTTCAACGTTGCCTTATATGGTCAAATGGAACCGTATAATGATGTTTTATCGCATTGCCGTTGCCGCATTTTCTATAAATATGCAAATCGTAACGGCACCTTCATCACTGATGAGTTTGCGAATAAACTTATTTCCACGGTTGCTTATGCTCCCATAAAAGGCATCTACGACGGTGAAGATTATGAAGGACATGGAACCTCTCGTACAGAAGGACGTATTTATGGTATAGTTCCCGAGTCTCATAATTTTGCTTGGGAAAAGCACCTTGACGAGGACGGAGTTATGCGCGAGTATGCGTGCGTTGATGTACTCATATTTACCGCGCTTTACGAAGAAGCCAAAGACATCATAGGCAAGAGTCAGTCGATGGAGCTATACCATCCAAGCGTCAAATATCATAAACAAAAGATTGATGGACAAGAGTATTTTGTTTTTGATGACGCCTGCTTTTTAGGACTTCAAGTCCTTGGAGATAACGTAGAGCCTTGCTTCGAAGGCGCTTCGTTCTTTACGCTCCATGAGCAGATTGAAAATACTATCTTCCAAATTAAACAATTAGCCGAAGAAACGGGAGGCAAGAAGAACATGTTTAATTTTAAACTGTCTGATCAAGAAAAATATGACAAGCTCTTCAGTGCGCTCAATCCCAACTGCAACGAAGACGGCGGCTGGGTTATCGATTACATGGTTTTCGATGTTTATGATGACTATGCCATCGCTCGCAATACTGAAGACAAATTCGTCCGTGTATATTACGCCAAAAACGACGAGACTAATGAAGTCGAAATTGGTGAAATAGTAGAGTGCTTCATCGTGGATGTTACTGCTGATGAACTTAAGACTCTCAATGCTATTAAGCAAATCAACGGCGGTAATTACGATTGCGTCCGTCCCGAGATTGAGAAAGTTGACGAGATTGTCGCAGAAAAATCTGAACTTGAAACTAAACTTGTAGATGCAAGTACTGAAAATGCTACTTTAAATACGGAGAATGAAAAACTTGCGGCTCAAGTTGCTGAACTTGAGACCGAGGCTGAAGCTCGTAAAGCCGAACTCAATGCACTTCAATCTTACAAGGAAGAGATTGAAACTGCCGCGAAGAATGCTATTATCGAAGAGTATGCCGCGCACCTTGAGGAAGCGGTCCTTGATGAATATCGTACCAACATTGCGAATTACACCGAGGAAGAACTCGATAAAGAACTTGCTTACGAGATGAAAAAGCACAATCAAGATTTCTTTAGTAAAGAGTATCAATATACTCCCAAGCCCACTCCAGTGAGTGGATTAAATGCTATACTTTCAAAGTATGAATCTAAATAATGGAGGTTATATAAGCTATGTCAAGACTTACTATTGACGGTTACGGCCAAGTCGAACTCAACAATGTTGCGTTCCGTAGAGATGGCCGCATTGAAGCTCAATGCAAACCCAATGCTACTGACTTCTCCAATAAAGTCCTTGAGAACGGTATGCTTCTCGCTGTTGACAATGTTGCTCGTGAAGTCAAACTACCTGTTGCTAATGAGTCCCTTCCTGTCGCGCTCAACTATTCTGCTGAGCATATGTATGATGAGAGAAAGGGTGGCCTAAAAGATTTCTATCTTAATGGCACTGATGATTTCTATCCTCGCCTCGGCTATCTTGCCGTTGGTGATAAGTTCACTACGAACTGTGTTTCTTATGATAGTTCTGCGTATGCTTCTGAGTCCGCGTTTATTTCCGCGCTCGATAGCATTGCGACTACCGCTCTTTACGGCGGCATTGGCACTGATGGCGCGATCGCTGTCTCCAGTGCGGCTCCCACCGTTGGTCCTGTCCTCAAGGTAGTTCAGAAGACCACGATGCCTAACGGCAAGCTTGGCCTCAAGTTCCAAGTTATTAAAGACTAATTGAAGGAGGGTTATTACAATGACTTATGCTGAACTAAAAGAACTCGCCCTTCATGCTGTTAAGGGCACGGCGCCTGAGAACTTTTCTGTTGAGTCCGTCAACAAGGCTTTCGCCGACGGTCTAAAGGAATTCTGCGGCTCTGTTAATAAGTTCAATAAAAATAAGTACGATATCTTTGAGATTATCGTCGAAGCTGCTGAGGAAGTTCTTCCTCGTCAAATCGACAACGCTCTTAATGCTTTTGCGGAAGTTAAGAACGTTCCTCAAGGCGTAAAGGCCATTTTCAGACGCAAGCTCGGCAAGCAAAGAGCGAAGCAATTCGTTACCTATGCTGCGCTTTCTGGCGTCTATGAGACCTTTAGACTTGATACTGAGACCTTCGAGGTCCCGATTGGTGCTGTTGGCGGCGCTGTCACTGTTGACTTCGAAAGAATGCTCGACGGTGCTGAGTCTCTTGTTGAGGTTATGGAATGCCTCACCGAGGGTCTTGCCCACAACGTTTTCCTTGAGGTCCAAAAGGCTCTTCAAGCCGCTTGGAATAGCACTGGCAAGCCCAGCGCTAACAAGGCTGATACCAATACTTTCATTGGTTCCAGAATGGCTGATCTAATTGCTGTTGTCCGCGCGTATGGCGACAATGCCGTTATCTTCGCGACTCCCGAGTTCATCGCTGCGATGGGCCCCGATGCTATCGTTCCTACCCTTATGAATAGCACCACCAATGTTGCGCAAGGCATTTATCCTGAGGATGACATCAATTCCATTCACAACACTGGCCGCATCCGCATTTTCCGCGGTGTTCCAGTTGTTGAGATTCCTCAATCCTATGTGGACGAGAACAACGACAAGGTTTGGATCAATCCTGCCTATGCGTATGTCTTCCCCGCTGGCAAAGAGAAAGTCGTTAAGGTTGTCTTCGAAGGCGAGACCCAAATCAACGACTTCAAAAACCGTGATAATTCCATCGAGATCGAACTCTACAAAAAGATGGGCTGCGCCATTCTTACTCAAAACAATTGGTGCATTTATCACAACCAAGCGCTCGATAACATCCCTCATTATTAATAAATTAAAGGTGTGGGAGGGGGCATACTGCTCCCTCCCTACATGAGATAAAAGGAGTATCTATTATGGAAAATAAAGTTCGTGTTTATAGTAATGTTAATCATCCGGTATATGTCATTATACCTGGCGTAATTGCAGAAAGAGTTTGGCGCGACAAGGGCGCGAGCGTTGCTTTTGATCGTGAAACTCTAGAAGAAGCTATGTTTGATCGTGGCTTTAGAAATATGATAGAACAAAAGGTTCTTTATATTGAAGATCTTGATTTCTTGAAAGAAGTTGGTCTTGAAGACGAAGACGCGACCGAAGTCACCAAGATGGCAGTTATGACGGATGAGCAAAAGAGTGAACTTCTTACGGTTCTAAATCTTAATGATTTTAAAGCGGCTGTTGATAAACTTACGGCGGAAGAAGTTAATAGTCTAGTAGATTATGCTGTTTCCAACAAGATTATGAATATGGGTAAAAGTAATTACCTTAAGCAGAAGTGCGGCCGCGATATTATAAAAATTATATCATTGACGGAGGATTAAAATGACTCCTTATGAAGTTGTCTACAAAGCCTTTCTCACGAAAGTTTTGGATGATGAATGGCTCAATTGGGCACAAGATGAAGTCGCGTATGACTTAAGAACAATACTCGAAGGAGCCATTCCTTATTTCAAATTCCCGCGCAAATCGCTCGACCGGGATCAATGTGGTTTTATAGAAACGTTAGATAACGAAGAAGTCCAGATTTTGGCGACTTATATGAAAGTCGAATGGGTTAATAGAACTATTCTTACTTGGGAAAATATTAAGCCTCTTTATGTAGAGCGCGATTTTTCGCAAGCCAATCTACTTGATAAATTGAATGCTACTCTTACTGCGGAGCGCAAGAAAGCAGAAAAGTTAGAATCTCTTTATTATCGTAGTATTAAGAATAAGCCATTTGACTACACGAAGTTGGCTGGCAATGGATAGTTTTGAAGAAGGTTATTATAATAAACTGAAGAATAGACTTTTTGGTTTATTATGCGAGCGTGAAAAAAATGGTGAATGGGAAAAGTTTTTGGATACTATTTTGACTGAGTTGCTCGGTTCAGAAGAACTCCATAAATCCATTCACTATTATACGCTTTATGCCAAACTTTCTTCTTTACGTTATCTACGTTACGAATATTTTCGTAAAACCATATTTGATTGTATGGGATTATTGGGGAAATAATGGACTATTCAGAAATTTATGCCTTGCGCGTAAATCGCTATGGTCATGATTTCCAATCCCGCGTGCAGGGCGAGCGCGAAAAATTATTTGAAAACTTTTTACTGAAATCAATTTATCGTGTTGATTTTATGTATGAAAGTGAACTCCAACCTGGTTCGCTTGAACCAAATAAACAAGATAAAACTCAGACATTGCAGTATCTATTAACACGACTTTCGTTAGATATTCCGAATGGCACTGTTTTAGATATTAATGATCAGAATTGGATGATCTACTATAAGGAAGAGATTGCGGCGAGTGGTTATAATCGCTACATCGTATTAAAAATGTCGCATGAGATCACTTGGGTTGGTCCTGACGGCAAGACCTATACAAGTCCTGGATATATTTATAGTGGAATGACTTCACCAATTATTGCGGCGGTTAAGTCCAATAGTAGTGCAGTAGTTTATAACGAATTTAATAATTCGCTTAAACTTATATTCCCTTATACGCCAAATATTGATATTGATGGGTATGTAAAGGTTAATGTTGGGACTGATAATGAACAACAATTTAGAGTTACAGGACTTGATTCTGTTTCTACTATTGGCGTGCATTATGTAACTCTTGATCCTATATATAAATATGATGAGACACCCGCGCCACCCTATGACGGCGAGTCAGATGGTTTTTGGCTTTATGGGGGTGACACAGAATGATACGAAATTTAAAAGATATGGGACCTACGCTTCAAAAGATTATGAAACGTCTTTTTGCAAATCAGACTCTATTGAAACTTTTGTATTATACTGATAAAGAACCACTTTCTCATCCCGACCTTACGGAAAGTCAAATCCAAACTGAGATTTATAATAAGCTCATAAGAATTATTCCTCGTGTACAAGAAATGGAGACTTCTAATCCGATAGTTGTCATTCGCATAGATGGCGGCAGTCAGAATATGCAAAACGACGAATTTCGGGAAATCAGATTAACTGTTGAGACTTTTTGCCCGCTGAATGAATGGATTATCAAAGATGATAATTTAAGACCTTTCTATATTTTAGGTGAAATACAGAAAAGTCTAAGCGGCAAAGTTATCGACCAGGTTGGAAAACTTGAGGGCGGAGATTTTAAATTGAGTTTTTTGACGAATGAAGTATCTGATTATAGTATAGACTTTAGGTTTGAATTATATGAATAATCTTAAAGAAAGATTTTTTCTTGGATATCCTTGTAATTTTAAGAATTTGTGTTATGTTTTTCCGCCTACGATTAAGGATATAATTGCAAACGAACATTACGCGGCATATGCTCAGTTAATGAGTTTGTCGCAAGAGGAAATTCAAGATTTGTATATAGAACATAAAGTTGAGACTAAAAAATATCCAACACCTCTTGAGTATTTGCTTCAAAATGCTTATCAAAATAAAGATGTTGAGAGATTAGTTAAAGAAGGATTTCGTTTTTATACTCACGAAGATGTTACAATTCTTTATGATAAGAAAATAATTATTTTGGGTGATTTGAAGGAATTATTAAAAACAGTCAAGAAAGTTGAACAACTTCCTATGATTAATGAAAGTAATTACTTCGACTTCCAAAATTTAATACGTGCGGCAGTTGGACAGGATCCAATTGAACCGCCAAATCCAAATGAAAATCCTCGTATAACTCAGATGAAAGCGAAAGCTAGATATCGTGATCGTATTAAGGCGAAACAAAACAGTAACAAAGTTACTATGTTGAATTCATTTGCCGCGATATGTTGTATGGGGATTGGAATTACTCCTTTTAATCTAGGAGATTTAACTTATGTTGCGCTACAAGAGTTATCACAGAAATACAGTCAAAAGGATAGTTATTTCTTACAAATGCAAGCGCGCATGAATGCTTTTAGTAAAGCAAAATCCGCGCCACCAAAATACTGGGTGGCAGATGAAATAAAATAATTAATGGAGGATATTTGATATGGCTAATATTCTTGAAAAATATGGTATCAAAGAAGTTGCTGACGTCACTTTTTATGATATTAAGTCCGGAGCGCCTGTTCTTTATCTTGATACCCTTAAAGTTTCAACAATT